AGTCGTTCATTTTATTTTTGATGCAAAAGTAATAAAAGTAATACAATAAATCACATATTGCATGTTAATGTAATGTTAAATATCACTTTTTATTTGGCGATAGTGATATAATACATTACATTTGCATCAACAAAGTAATAAGACAGATAACTAATAAATATAAGCGATATGAGAATAAGAGATTTTTTAAGCAGCGTAATGAAGTTAGCTTGGCAGATGGTTCGTAAGAATGGCTATTCGATGTCAGAGGCATTAAAGGTGACTTGGCTGAACATGAAGCTGAAAATGCAAATGAAACAGAAGATAGTACGTTTCTACTACCGTAAAGTATCGGGCGAAGTCAGAGAAGCGTTTGGCAGTTTGCAAGAGAGCCTGTTGCCCGAAACAAAAGGTACAGGTAGAAAACCGAACGATACTCTGTTTACCTACTTCGATACAGAACGTGGTGAATACCGCTCATTCAAGCGTGCTAATTTACTTTCTATTGGCGATTTGAAACTGTAATATAAATAAATGTGTGCGGTATTCGCAGTACCGCACACCATAAACAATTTAATTATATGAACAATCCTATTGTTTACGACTACAAAGGTAGCGAAATTTCATTTATCAGTGGTGAAAACGTGATGATAAATGCCACACAAATGGCAAAACCGTTTGGCAAGCGTCCGATTGACTATTTACGCTTACCATCTACAAATGAGCTGCTTAACGCCATTGTGAGAAAATCTCACATTGATGAGAATCAGTTAGTTAGAACAGAAAGAGGCGGTGATAATCCCGGAACATGGATGCACGAAGATGTGGCTTTGGATTTCGCCCAATGGCTTTCGGTAGATTTTCGCCTATGGTGTAACGACCGCATTAAAGAATTACTAAAGACCGGTGTAACCACCGTAAGCAACGACGACGAGGCGATAGCCTATGCAATGGGCGTGCTAAACAAGCGTCTCGAACAGGCAAGGCAAGAAAAAGCCATGTTGGAACAGCAAAACAACTACCTCACCAACGAGATTCGGCAAGCAGCCCCGAAAGTGCAATATGTGGACAACGTACTCCAGTCGGCGCACACCTACACCTCTACACAAATGGCGAAAGAACTGAATATGCGCACGGCAGAACAGTTTCACAAGGCACTGAAAGAAAAAGACATCATGTTCTACCAGTCGGGGCAGTGGATGCTTACGGCGAAGTATTGCGGCAAAGGTTACACGAAACCGCGCACGACTACTTACACCCGTTCTGACGGCTCGCAAGGAACGAACACGATTACCGTGTGGACGGAATTGGGCAGAGCGTTTTTACACAAAGTATTTGAAGTATAACTTTATAAAGATAGCTTAGTATTAACATTAAAAAATATGAATATGGAATTTTCAGAACTTGGCAAAGAATTGGGTGGTCTGACAGCGGAACAAGTGTTCAATGTTGCCAAATACGGCATGGATATATTAAATATCGCAGGTATTGGCTTATTGTCAGAAGGGCTTGTGGCATTGGCTTCAAAGGTATTGATGTCTGATGAGATAGATAAGGATGAATACAGTGATGCTATTGCCAATATGCTACAAATAGCCCAACGCACGAATGAGCTGAACGAACAGTGTATGTATGAAGGTAAAACCCCGTTAGGACTTGTTGGTGTTGACTTCGACAACAACAGGTTCAATTTCGGCAAAGCGAAAAAATTGTCTGAATTGAAAAATATAGCATAATAAAGGCCACATGACAAGACGATAATAGCGCGTTGGGGCTTCGGCCAACGTTACTTGCAATGATGCCCCCACCGTCAAATGGGCGGTGGGGTTTGGACGAATGACCGTGCAAATACAAGTATTTTACAACAACGCAGGGATTGTCACAAATAAGATTTTAATTTATTCCGTTGTGATTTATAGTATTAGTACCTTTGGGAATACCATTTTCTCAAAGGTATTTTTATGCAAAGAGCCAAGATAGACATACAGAAAGTTTTACCTAACGAAGGACAGATAGAAGGACTTCCGAGAAATCCCCGTCTCATCAAAGACGAGAAGTTCCGGAAGTTATGCCGTTCTATCCAGTCGCTTCCTGAAATGACAGAGGCGAGGGATATTCTTGTCTATCCGTATCAAGACAATTACGTTGTGATTGGCGGCAATATGCGGTTGCAGGCCTATAAGCATTTGAACTGGCGAGAAGTCCCTTGTTGCATATTGCCTGAAAACATACCGGTGGAAAAGCTCCGGCAGATGCTTATCCAGGACAACAATCCTTTCGGAGAAACAGACTGGGACGCTTTGGCTAATGAATGGGATAGCATAGAGTTGGAAGAATGGGGCTTTGATGTGTGGCAAGAGCCGAAAGAGGAAAAGCCTAAGAATAAACCCGCAAAAGAAACATCCGAAGAAGAACAAAAAAAGCCGGATTTCTTTGCCGCCATGTTAGGCGACCGCATATATGACAGCAACAATGAGTTTGATATCCCGAACTTGCTCATCGATCGCCAGCCCGTAAGCGGCTTGTTGCTGCCTTTTGCCGGATGGGGAGCGGACACGAGGGCGAAGAAGGGCATATCCACTTATCATTTCTATGTGGAGGATTACCGCTTCACCAACATTTGGAATAATCCCGTATCGGTATTGGATAGCGGATGCACCGAACTTGTAGAACCTAATCTTTCTTTGTTCGACACTACGCCGATAGCTTACGGCTTGCAGCTCATATACATGAAGCGTTGGATTGCCCGTTTCTGGCAGGAATGCGGTGCAAAGGTGTATGCCGACTTGAACGTGGCGCAAAAGTTCTACAAGTATAACCGCTTGGGCATTCCTGACGGTTACAACGCTTTTGCCACACGTGGTTATTCCGACAGGCAAGAATACTTGAAGATGGAAATACAAATTGCTCGTGAAATATCAGGCAGGAATAACCCGAACATGATAGTTTATGGTGGCGGTGAGAAGATAAAGGAACTGTGTACACAGAATAATGTGCTTTATGTGGAGCAGTTCATGGCAAATAGGGTCAAACAAATCAAGAAAGGAGGCAAAAATGGCTAATACGGCAGGAGGAGTAAGAGGTAAAAGCTCATCAAGAAGTTTTTCGACTGATGCTCGTTCTATGTTTAATGATATAGAGAGTGGGTATGGAAGGGCACGTGATTATTCAAGCTATCAGACCAAACGTCTTCAATCATTGCAAAAGATTGGACGTGATTACAATCCTAAAGAAAAGGAACAGGCAATACAGGATTACGTCACTTTTGCCAATAGGCGTACAGGCGGCAGATATTTTTCTATTGACCATTATGATATGACAGGTCCAAGGAGTGAATTGGTAAGAGTGGCACAGCGAGCGTCTGCGGCTAAAAACTTGCAAGCAATAACGGAAGAGTTAAGACGTAGAAGGAAAAGATAATGGCAAAGACTTCGGGAGGTGTGCGTACATATCGACAAGGTAGCTTCACTTACCGCAAAAGGCAGGCAGAAGTTGAAGCCATGCGTCAGAGCGGCAAGTATTCCAGTGTTGAGATGGGCAAAGGTGGCGGGTATGTGGCTATTGAAAAAAGTACGGCACGCCACAAGCCCGAAGAACTGGAAGCCGCCCGAATCCTTGCAGACAAAGGTTATAAAGTGACGCTGAAAAATGAAAGCGGAGAAATGAAAACTCCAGATGGATATTTGTTTAAGGCTTCATTTGAGCAGCGTACACCACAAGGGAACAATGCCCAGAACTTCAAAAAAGCATTAGGACATGCCGCTGAAAAGAATGCTGATGTCTTGGTTGCTTATATGAAAAAAGGAAGTGGTCATACACGCAAAAGCATTGAGGATGGGATTAAGAAGTTTGAAACAAAGAATAACAAGCGATTTAAACAAATTATTATTGTAACAGAAGATGGGAAAATACACCGCCATAAGCACAATACATAAAAAAGAGGTTGTGTCAAAACATCGGCACGACCTCTTTGCATAGAGCATGTGGGTTGGCTATGCTGTGCGAACTTCAGTACATCCCAAACAAGATGCGTTCCCCGGGTGGTTGCCCACATCCGCTCCCGAACCTACGCCATTGCAAAGATAGTGATTATTGTCGAGAAAACAAGTTATAAACAAGTTGAATGAACAAAGATATAGGTAAATACGGAAACAAGTTCACCAGCACCAACCAGCCTCCCAACCGTGGCAGGAAGCCCAAACTGTACACCATCGCCAAGAAAGCCTACAACGTGTCACGTGAGGAATGGAACGAGGTCAAGTTGTACCTTCTTCAGTGCACGCCGTCGGAGATAGATGAAATCATAGACAAGAAAGACACTCCTATGTGGGTGCTCATTCTTGCACGGGGCTTGAAGCGGAATGCGGCAAAGGGTGTAACGGATGTGCTGAACGATATGGAAGACCGGTTATTTGGTCGTGCGCCCGTTGCACCGGAGGAAAAGGACGACCAGCCTGTAAACGGAAGCATTGATATTGAAAAATGGATAGAGGAGAATACAGATGAATAGACCCGGAATAACACCACAGAGGATTTACAACCCGTTGTATCGGAATAAAGACAAGTTTATTATCCTTATAACGGGTGGCCGAGGCAGTGGAAAGTCTTTCAATGCCGCTACGTTTATCGAGCGGCTCACGTTTGAGCGTTCGGAGGACAGGACATTTGCACATACGATACTTTATTCCCGTTACACAATGGTATCGGCCAACATGTCTATTATTCCCGAAATGATGGAAAAGATAGAGTTGGACGGCGGGGCGCGATGGTTTAAGACAACCAAGGCCGACATAATCAACAAACGCAGCGGTGGCCGTATCATGTTCCGGGGCATCAAGACTTCTTCCGGCAACCAGACGGCAAAGTTGAAGTCCATCCATGGTATCACGACTTTTGTATGTGACGAAGCAGAGGAATGGACAAACGAGGATGATTTCGACAAAATCATGCTCTCCATTCGCCAAAAGGGGATTCAGAATCGGATTATTATCATCATGAACCCCACGGACAGTAATCACTTTATCTATAAGAAGTACATCGAGAACACCCACAAGCTGGTGGAAATTGATGGTGTGACAGTGCAGATTTCCACGCATCCGAACGTGCTTCATATCCATACTACCTACTTCGACAACATCGACAATCTTTCCCCTCAATTCATCAAAGAGGTGGAACAAATGAAAGCGGAGAATCCCGAGAAGTATGCCCACACGGTTATTGGTCGCTGGGCTGATGTAGCGGAAGGGGCGGTGTTCAAGAAATGGGGTATTGTGGACGAGTTCCCACAGTGGTGCAAAAAGGTGGCCATCGGGCAGGATTTCGGTTATACACATGACCCGTCCGCTTCCATCCGTTGCGGAATCATTGACAATGCTTTGTACCTGGATGAAATAGACTATCGTACAGGCTTGTTGTCCTCCGACATCATTAAGACGCTCCGCCCCTGGGGGCTGAAAGTCATAGCCGACAGTGCAGACCCGCGGTTGATTCAGGAAATCCATAACGGCGGCATCCGCATCTACCCGGTCGAGAAAGGGCAAGGCTCTATCAACGCGGGCATCGACAAGATGCAAGGCATGGAGATATACATCACTCGGCGGTCGTACAATTTGCAAAAGGAGTTCAGAAACTACGTTTGGGCAAAAGACAAGGATGGCAACTATGTCAATGAGCCGGAAGACCACGATAACCACGGCATAGACGCAGCCCGGTATTACGTTTTGGGTGAACTTCTTGGCAAGATAATAAAGCCACGAGACAATTCAGGAATATTCGCACACTAAAAATATTGAGATATGAGGACGATAGACGAAGTTTTAAGAATTGAGGATATAGACCAAAAGATAGCCTATCTGAAAAAAGGTCGCAAGACGGAACTTCCCGATGCGGTAAAGCTCTATAACGACTGGAATCCCAACCGGCACGAGATAATCACAGACAAGGAGAAGTATCCGAAGATTAAAATCACGGTCGAGAAGGAGAAAGAAGTCTATGATGAAAAAACAGGCAAGACAACTACCATCCCGAAAAAGACAAAGGATGTGGAGCCGAACCGTATCGCTCTGCCCATTGAGCGGGACATTGTGAACATTCAGACAGCTTTTACTGTCGGAACAGAACCGAAGATGAACTGTGAGCCAGAAGAAAGTGAACATGGCTTGTTCTCTGCCCTGAGAAAGGTCTTAGAAAAAAATAAAATCAAGTATCAGAACAAGCGTATTGTGCGCTCGTGGCTTTCTGAACAGGAGTGTGCCGAGTACTGGTATGTGGTGAAAGATGATGGCTTCTGGGCGAAGTTGAAACGCAGGATTGGCAACATTTTCGGTGCATCCGCTCCCGAATACCGCCTGAAAAGCGTGATATGGTCGCCGTTCAGGGGTGACAAGCTCTATCCATTCTTTGACGATAGCAACAATTTGGTGGCTTTCTCCCGCGAGTATAAGAAGAAGGATTTGGACGACATGGAAATCACCTGTTTCATGACCATCACGGCAGATTCCGTTTACCAATGGGAACTTACCGACGGTTGGAAGCCTATTCCTTCATTCAAGCATGGTTTCAAGAAGCTTCCTGTTTTGTATTGCTACCGTCCGGAAGCCTATTGCGAGAAGATAAAGACGCTCCGGGTACGTCTTGAAAAGCTGATGTCAAATTATGCGGACTGTATAGACTATCACTTTTTCCCTATCCTGATGCTGTTCGGCGATGTGCAAAACTTTTCGGGTGAATTTAAAAACAGAGTGGTTGAGCTTACCGGAGAAGGGGCGAATGCGCAATACCTGACGTGGAACCAGGCGAGCGACACGGTGAAATTGGAGTTGGATTCGCTCATTGAGAAGATATACTCGATGACCAACACGCCGCGTATCTCCTTCGAGAACCTGAAGGGAAGCGGAAATGCCCTCTCCGGCGTGGCATTCGATTACGTTTTCCTATCCACCCACCTGAATGTGGAGAACTTGGCGGAAGTAATCGGTGAGTTCATGCAGCGGCGTGTGAATTTCCTTGTCTCCGCGCTCGGCTCTATCAATTCCAGCCTTGAAAAAGCAGCCGAGACCATTGACATTGATGTAGAAATAGAACCTTACCGCCTTGATAACATCGATGACCGAGTAAGCACGGCGGTTAAAGCTGTTAGTGGTAATGTGTGGTCGCAGAAGCATGGCGTACTGTTCGCCGGGAATGCAGATAGATTGGAAGAAGAACTCCAGCAAATCAAGGAAGAACAGGAGGAAAAGCAACGCATGGAGATTGAAAAGCAGAGCAAAATGTCACAGAATAATCCTCAAAATGAGAATCGGCCAGCAGTGTAGTATCGACAAAATGTTAGTTCGGAGAATAGCGGTATCTTTCAGGGTATCGCTATTTTTGTTTAATTCATGACAATCACGCGTTTGTCACGTATTATTCTTTCCTAAATTTCTTTTTTATTTTCCACATTCGTAATTTTACCATAGGAATTTATTAATCAAACTCATACGGTATGAAAGAAAAAATCTTAGTAGCACTGAAAACGAAGTATAAAACCTTTGGGTTTAGTGACAAGGCGTTTGACGGGGTGGCCGACTACTTATCTAAAACCGTAACTGAAGAAAGTCAGATAGAAACCGCCATCGACGGGGTCGAAGGGCTTTTTAAGGGTTTTCAGGGAGATGTTGATTATGTACGAAACGAAAAATCGGGTCTACAAAAGCAATTGGACGAACTGAAAAAGAAAATCGAGAATCCCAATCCTCAACCTAACCCGAAAGAAGAAAAGAAAGACGATGTACCAGCATGGGCGCAAGCTATCATTGACTCAAACAAAACTCTTTCTGAAAAACTTTCTGGTTATGAGCAGGAACGTGTGCAAGCTCAACGTAATGCGCAGGTCTCCGCCAAGGCAAAGGAGTATGGTATTCCCGAAACACTTGTACCCATGTTGAACATTCCCAGCGATGCGGACTTGGATACATTTATGAAGGACGCAAAGCAAACGTTTGTCAATGCGGGATTTCAAGGTGTACAAGTTCCCAAAACAGCAGAGCAGCGTGTCGAAAAAGAGAATCATGACATTGCTGCTATGATTAACAAGGGAACGGAAGAGATTAAAAAACAGAATTAAAAACTAAAGGTAAGAAGATTATGCCAGCAGGATTTAAGTATGATTTAAAATCTATCGAAGCCAATATGCCGGAGATGTGCCGTTACGAGACGGTATATCGTTATTCGGGTGGCTTCAATCTGGTTTTGGATAATTTGACTGGAGTGGATAAAATTCCACCCATGGCACCATTGGTGCTTGATTTTGTAAAAAGACAGGCAACAGCAGTCATCAATGTAGATGTGGTAGAGGATATTTCCGCAGGGACAACCTCCTTGAAGATAAAGAAAAATTCCTTTGCCTATAAAGGTATGCACTTAGGTAATGGTACGAATGGAGGAACAATCGAATCTATTGATAAAACCTCTAATGCCGAGTATGATACGGTGACTTTAGCTGCTTCACCAACTTTGGCAGCTAAAAAAGGAGACACTTTGTTTGAAGCTACAGAAGCCGCAGGGAAAACTCCCAAAGCTACCGCAACCGCACTGAACTACGCATGGACGAAAGTAGAAGAAGGTGCAACCGTCACCGCTATCGGACAGGCTTACGAGATTAGACCAACCAAGCTGATTGTTCCTATCTCAGAAAAGGATAAGGCTTCGTTAGGTGACAGATTCATGTTTACTTATTAAAGGAAGGAGGGTATATGTATTTGACAGTTCAGACATTATTGAATGACCCTGAAATAGTAAAAGCGGTGATTGACCGTGTACAGGCTCTCCGTCTTGACACTATTTTCTGGAAGAAGCACCTTGATTTCGAGGAAACGAAGTCTCGCGTGTTTAAAACTTATCTCGGTACGGTTACGGGTGTAACAGCCGGTTCTGTTATCGACCGCAATTCTAACAAGCCGTTAAGAGAGCGAAAATCTCTCGGTTCAGGTTATGGTGAAGTCGCCTATTTGGGTGACCGTTACCAAATGGATAATGACAGGCTTGATATGTTACAGGAGCTTGTAACCAAGTTTAACAATGCCCGTCCGGCAGACCAGCAAAGGGCTTTAAATGATATTATCAACTATATCGTGGATGATTACCGGCAAGTATTGCTTGCTCCACATAAGCGTATGGACTTAGTTGATGGTGCCCTGCGTTCTGACGGCAAGGCAACGGTGAAAGTGGATGACAATCCACAGGGTATTGCCATGCTTGATATGGAATTGCCTGTACATCGTATCACTCCAACAACGGGAGATAAGAGCAACTTCATAAAATACCTTATGGAGCAGGTCGTCGAACTTCGTACCAAGTTCGGTATGTTCGTATCAATGGAGATGTCTCGTAAGACTTTTATCAAGTCGATTGTCGGCTCAAAAGATTTTGGGGAGTTCTACAAACAATCCTTTGCGCAGAAAGAGGTACAGCTTTCTTCCGGCTTGATGTCGAGTGAAATGGCTACTACGATTTTCCAAGGATTAGGCTTGCCACCTATTGTTATCAATGAGGATTTGGTAGAACTTGCTGACGGTACAATGAAGCAGGTATTCAAGGATAACCGCATTTCATTGTTCACCACGGCTAAGCAAGGAAAGATGCGTTGGCACACTCCGTATGAAATCACAGACCCTGTTCCGGGTAAAAACTACACCCGTTCGGAAGGAGGTATGTATATCTCCAATGTAAGAACGGACGAAGGCCGCTTCATGGAATACGGTTGTGAATGGATTCCGGAATATACGGCTCCGAATAAGATTGTAATTCTTGATTTGGATACGATGTTGGCGTGATGAAAGTATCTGACTACATAAGGCAGACCTTCAGGGACTTTGGCGTTGCTTTGAGCGATGCCAATCTCCTTGCGATTCTAAAGCCATCAGGAGTAAATGGGGATGATGATGCAGAAAATCTGAGTGACAACCAATTCAGGGCTGTTTCGGTCAGTATGACAACGTTTATTCCTACACTCCTACTTCGTGGTAGTTCTAAATCCGTATCGGAAAACGGACATACCAAATCGCAATCGTGGGATATTCAGGGTATCAAAGACTATTACTCCTTGAAATGCAAGGAATACGGTCTGAAAGACTTGTTATCCAATAAACCAACAATTAGAGTGTGGTAAGATGTTAGACGAAGCTCCTCACATATTAGTGGTAAGGACGGTGATACCGCCGGAGAATGACGAGTACGGGCGACCGATACCTGGCACGGGCGGTGAATCGTGGGATGAACTTACTGAATGCTTTTGCCATGACAACTCCCAACAGCAGGAAGTGTCGGTGAATGGCAAATTGTGGGTTTATTCCTACCATGTAGTGTATGAGGGCAAGAAGTTGGCATTAGACACGAAAGTCAGGTGTTTGGATAAGGACACGAAAGAGATTGTAGGAGAAGGCAAGGTAATCAAAAATGCCGAATGCTATTCTGAGGAACTGAAAGGACGTTGTGATATATGGATATGATAGTCACGGGTGACATATACAAAATACTCTACGAAAAGGTTCGGGAGTTTGGGATAAAGGCTGTTTATGATAGTTGGACCCCCATAACATCCGAACTGAAAGAGGAAGCTATTGTTATCGTAACTTCTACGCCGATTGAACCAGATACCTATTGGGAAAAAGCTTTCGTACATGTGAATATTTGCGTACCGGATTATCTGGAACGCGTAAATAAAAGAAAGCTCACTGAAATGGAAAGATTGGCTAATCAGTGGATTTCCTATGGAATTGTTGATGAATATGATAACAATTGGTATCAAATATCCAAAATATCATTAGGTACTGAAAGAGATGAAGCATTGAAATGTAGCTATGTGAATTTAAAATTATTGTTTGAAATTTTAAATGTAAAATAAGATGAAACCGTTTATAGGAATAAAAAAAATATGGTACGGTGACGTAATAAATGAAGCTGTAACCAAAACGAGTTTGAAGACCCTTATAGGTGAAATGACCGAAGTCAAGAACTCCCACCAAGATACGTGGCAGTACACGGAGGATGATCCGACTTACACGGATTACATCAACGAGCTGAACGGCGAGATATATTATCGTGATGTTACCCAAAATGGAGCAAAAACCATCGCCTTTACAATGGGTGAATGGACTTTTGAAGATAAAGTTGCCTTGCAAGGCGGAGAAAAGGTTGACACAGACGCCGGTTGGGGAGCCTCCGATACTCCGGGCATTGTTAACTTGGGTATTGTGGCGCAAACGAAAACAGGCAATTATATTGTCTTTACCAATGCTGCCGTTATTGCCAAGGGAACACCGGCTGAAAAGAATATCGGATTAGGCGTTACTGCTGTTGCCATGTCGAATCCGGCAGAAGGAGTTAAATCAGATTACTTGTTTGACGGGGAAAAGGTTGATGCCGCATGAACTACTGTTACCGTAACCCCTACACCTTCCGACGCGACAGTGAAACTGGATGGTGAAACGGTAAAGTCAAAGCGGGTGAACGCTGGGGCTTCCGTTCGCTATGAAGTGTCAAAGGTTGGTTACACCACCCAATCTGGAACGATAGAAACCAAATCTTCAGATGCAGGCAAGACTGTGGATAAACAGATTGTTCTTGTAGCAGTTTCAGGATAATGTTTAATTGTAAGGGTAAGGTGATAATGTTTTGCCTTACCCTTTTTAGGTCTTTAATATGAAACAGAACGCAGCAAAAATAGTAACAAGTGCCATCCTTGATATGGACTTTAAAACAGTGGTAGTAGCAGGGAAAGCGTATATAATTATGCCGCCAACAATGAAAAAACTTGCCGGAGCTGGTTATTGGCTTTCCGGAATTGAGGGAGAAACCATTAAAGATGCGCTTTTATCGAAAGACAATATAGAAGCCTTTTCACACGCCTTGTCGTGGTTGATACAAGGAGACGAGGGTCTGTTTGAAGAACTATTGAACGGTACAGATAAAGAACTGAGTGACGCTTTGGAAGAAGCCTATTCATTGATTTCTACTGAAAATTTTTCCAAGCTGTTGGCTTTAGCCAAGAACGTAGCAAATCTGACAGCAAAACCGAAACAGTAGGAAATGATTGCTTACTGGGACAAATCGCATCGTTCATGGAAAATCTGCATTTGTCTTACGATGAAGTGGTGAATAAGATACCCTACCGTAACTTGGTAATCATGCAAAAAGACAAGCTCCATGTGGCTTTCGGCGAAGTATTACGTGAAGTATCGGATGAGGATATGTTCAAGAATAGAAAATTTGACGAGTAATGCAATTCAAAGGAGACATATCGGGTTTGGCCGAACTGGAACGGCAAGTGGAGGACGTTTATTTCAATAAACTGATTGAAATAGGCAGAGATGCCGTGATATATGCACAAAAGAACGGAGAATACAAGAACCATACCTATAATTTGCGTAATGCCCCCGGATTTTGCGTTGTTCGTTCCGGTCAGATAATCCACATGGAAGTTGGCGACGATGGCGGACATCCGGAAGCGAAGAAGAACACGGAAAACCTGCTTATCTATTCAGAAAAGCCACAGGACGGTCTTTATTTGGCTAACGGTATGCCCTACGCATCTTTTGTCGAATCCAAAGGGTATAACGTGTTAAGCAATTCAATATTATATGCCAAACGGCAGGTAAACAAGAAAATATTCAAATAATGGCTGGTATATTCGCAAACGTAGACAGTGACATTCAGAAGCTCAGAAAACTAAAGACAGAGATAGAGAATGTAAAGAAAGCATTGAAGCAAATCAATGTGAAAGTTGACATTGATATTGCCAAGGGGATGGAAGCGCAGTTGAAATCCCTTATGGGGCAATATGAGGCTTTGGTAAGAAAGGTGTCGGAAGCAGAGGGGAAAATCATGGTTTCCACCAAGAGGATAAACGAGGCTTCGGAAAAGATTATCAAGGCGCAGGAGCAGCTTTCAAAGGCGGCGGGCGTGAATCCGCAGCCGGGCAGTGGTAATGGCAACGCAGCGACCAACAATGCGGAAACGGAAAGCGTGCAGGCACAGGCTAAGGCGTATGATGAACTGGCGGCAGAAATTGACGCAGTTATGGGAACGCGTATGCAAAACATCAAACGCTTAATCGAAGAACAAAATGCAATACGTTTGATAAATGGAGAAATAAAGCAACTGACAAAATACCAGTCAGGCAGCTTGACACTTTCATCAAGCCAACAAAAACGGTTGGAACAACTCAATAATTCTTTGTTAACGCATAAGGCAGCCTTATCGGAGGTTCGTCAAATGTTGATGAACAATGTGAAAATGGATAATGTCGCGGCTACTTCAATGAACGGGCTTTCACAATCATTGTCACGTATGAGGATTGCTTATCGTGAACTGACAGAGGAGGAACGAAATTCACCTTTCGGCAAAGAGTTACGTGCATCCATTAACCAGGCAGACGCAAAGATTAAGGAGCTTGATGCTACAATAGGCAACCATCAGCGCAACGTTGGCAACTATGCTTCGGGATGGAACGGACTTAATATGTCTGTACAGCAGATAGTACGTGAACTTCCTGCGGCAACAATGGGACTTAATATGTTCTTTCTTGCCATATCGAACAACCTTCCCATCCTGACCGATGAGATAAAACGTGCCAAAATCGCCAACGAGGAATTAAAGAAGTCCGGACAGAAAGGAGTACCGGTGTGGAAGCAGCTTGTTTCTTCCTTGTTTAGTTGGCAAACAGCCATGATGGTTGGGATAACTGTGCTTTCAATGTATGGTAAGGATATTGTGGAATGGGTGAAAGAATTATTCAATGCAAGAAAAGAAATATCAATTCTTGCTGACGAGCAGAAAGAATTGAATAAAGCCATGTCAGAGGCAATGAATTCTGTCGCAAAACAGAAAACAAATTTGCGAGTACTTTATGAAATGACACAGAATGTAAATGCCTCTATGGAGAGCAGGATATCAATTACAAAAAGATTACAACAACAATATCCATCATATTTTGGGAATCTATCACAAGAGGCTATTTTAGCCGGAAAGGCATCTTCGGCATATCAACAACTTACAAAAGACCTGATGGCCGTGTCGTATGCGAGAGCATACCAGAAAAGAATGGAAGAATTGGCCGAAAAATCTGTTAGTGAAGAAAAAGGATTAAATGCTGATACGAACTATATGAATCGTAATCGCATTTTTTATAATAACGCAAAGGCTTATCTTGAAAGTGAACAGGCAAAAGAAGATAAAAGAGATCTTGAACGTTCAAAAACTGGTTGGGTTGCGGATTATGATGCTGCTAAACGATATAAAGAAGCATTAGAAATTAAAGAACGATATGAAGAACGAGAAAAAAGGGCAGAACAACATCGAAAGAAAATGGAAATTATTGAAGAACAAATGACTTCATATAGTAAAAAAATACAAGAAAATCAGGAAAAAATAACAAAGGTAGAAGGTGAAAATAAACAAGGCCGTTCATATTGGGAAGAACAGGTGAGTATAAGAAAATCAGCTTTCGAGGCAACCAAAAAAGGAAGTAAGGAGGCTGAAGAAGCACTTAAATCTCTGAAAGAGGCTGAAAAAGAATTGTCTCAATATAATACATACGGAGAAATAAAGAACGAAAGCAACAAATATGTAGAAAAGTTTGATAAATTATCCGAACTCGAAAAGAAAAATGCCACAGACCGCATCCGCCAACAGGAAGATTTGGAGAATAAAGTGGCCCAATCCCGTATAGATGCCATGGATGAAGGCTTTGAGAAAGAGAAAGCCCAAATGGAACTCAACCATAAAAAAGAGTTGCAGGAGATTGGCCGCCAACGTCAGGATTACGTCAATGCCTTCATACAAATGGAAAAGGAAGCTTTTGATGCCAAGGAGAAGTTGAAAGCGTCCAATGACAAGAACTATAAGCCAAAGGCATTTGATTCTTCCACCGTAAGCGTTGATACATCCGCGTTCGACATTATGGGAAAGGAAGCGAGGGAAAGGCAGAAAATGGAAATAGCCAAGTTCTATCAGGATATCCTTTCCGAATATCAGGATTACGTCACGAAGTACAACTCCACGGTGGAGAAGTTTGCCAAGGCAAGGCAAAAGTATGAGGAAGCTGGAGCTTCCGATGACCAATTGAAAGAGATTGAACACCAAAAGGAAGAAGCGTTAAAGGCCATAAACAAAGAGTTCGCATCCCGTGAGGAAAGCTTTAACTCTTGGGCTGACAGCGTGATTGATTTATCTATTGAAAAACTCCGTGAATTGCTTAATCAGGCATATCAGGAGATGATGAATATGGAAATCAGTGACCCGAACAATCCTGATTTGGCAGTCAAGAGGGCGAAAGTGGCCACGCTAAGAAATGCCTTGGAAAAGAAAGAGATTGAAAAAGAGGTATCTCCCGGAAAGTCCATTAAGGATTGGGACAAGTTGTATAAAGTCCTTACCGATGTGAATGATGTATTCGAGGAGATAGGAGATACTGTCGGGGGAACATTCGGTGAAATCATCTCTTTAGCTGGAGGTATCGCTTCCTCATCATTGCAGGCAGTGGGTGCCATAAAAGGCATCGGTGAAGCGGCATCGGGATTGGAAAAGGCATCGGGCATATTAGCCGCAATAAGTGCCGGAATGAAAATCATATCAGGAATAGGTGGTTTCTTCAAAGAAAAGTTTGGTGCCGACTACTCGGAGTATGATGCCTTGAAATCCCAATATGAAACCCTGATAGGCATTTGGGACCAACTCATAGGCAAGAAGATGGAGTATATTGACATTGATTACGGTATTGAGGCACAGAAAGCCGCAGACGAAGCCGCCAAGCTTGTCAATGTACAAATAGAGCGTCAACGGCAACTCATTAAGCAGTTGGCTTCAAGCGGAAGTAGTGCCGGTTCTCATTCTCTTGGATACCGTATAAATGACCGACTTACGGCAGAAGACTACGAACGCATATCCGGCCTTGTAGGCGAGAAGATAACGGCTGAATACCAATTATGGGACTTGTCTTCCGAACAGATGGATAAGCTGTTGACGGACGAGAGGCTTGTGTCCGTATTGGGCGAGGTAAACGGTGAGTTCATCGAATACATTCAGAATATAGCGGATTATGGCAACCAACTTGAAGAAATAGCTCAAAAGGAAAAAGAAGCATTGACCGGAATCAGCCTTGACGAGTTCAAGAGCGGATATGTGGATTTGCTGTCCGATTTGGATTCAACAAACGAAGAATTTGCCGACAATTTCGAGAAATATTTGCAGAATGCCATATTTTCTTCGCTTATAGCCAACAAGTATAAGGACGAAATAGAAAGTTTATACGACCAATGGGCGGCAGATTCAGAAAGTGGTGGAAGGCTTACTCCGGAGGAAGCAGAAAGGCTACGGCAAGAACAGAAAGAACTTACAGACCAAATGCTTGCCGACCGGGAACAGCTCATGAATGATTTCGGTTGGGAACCGTCAGGTGGTACTTCTGCGCAACAAGCCAGTAGCGCGGTTAAGGTACAGGCATCCCAAGAAAGCGTGGATGAGACCAACGGAAGGCTCACGGCCATTCAAGAAACGGGATACCGTATTGAGAATGTCAACCAGCAGCAGGCCATTGCCATAACTGAACTTAAAGGCTCGATTTCAGGATTGTTGTCCAAAATTGGCGGCATGTACAATATTTCCGATGAGACCCGTACAATTTTGGCCAATTCTTATTTGGAACTTCAACAAATCAGAGAAAATACAGGTGAAATAGTCAAGCCAATCAAACAGATGCAAAAGGATATAGAAGAAGTAAAACGAAACACATCAAGATTATGAAAGGTGAATTACTAATTAACGGAAAAGATGCCTGGACAACATGGGGTGTATGTATGGGGGAAGGATTCCTTGATTCAATAGATGCGCCTTTACCAATGAAAGACTACATTGAGAATGAAAGCCGGTTGGAGCATGGCAAGCGTGTGATAACTGATAATGCTAAATTAGATTCCCGTGAGTTGACATTGGCATTTACCATCACTGGTAGTTCCGAAAATGACTATAAAGAGAAAAAGAAAGCTTTCCAAACAGAATTGGGACAAGGGGAAATGACTGTCAAAGTCCCGGCATTGGGCAATGAAGTTTATAAATTGGTATATTTGGGTAAAAATATATCTTACGGGTTGAGTCTTGGCAGATGTTTCGGTAAATTTTCAGCCAAGTTCGAGGAACCCAACCCTACAAATCGGGGAGATTTGTGACAATAGCCCGATTGTTGCAAAATCGGTTATCCAATATAATGTAGCATGAGTAATATTCCTTACTTTTGGGAATATGATAGAGATAAAGGATAACAACGAGGTATTAGTTTTGTCCACACCGATAGGTGTAGGTAGCAAGCGAAAATTTGAGTTGATGAAAGATGACTATATCACGCTCAAATTTTCCTTGCTTAATCCCATATCATTCAAAATGGGATGTTATGCAGAATGTGATTTTGGCCGTTTTGAAATCATAGAAGACCAAAAGCCATCTTTCAACAATTCCACGGGCGGTTATGACTATGAGTTGAAGATGGAAGCCTCTTACATGAAGTGGAAGAACAAGATCTTCAAGTACACACCGGAAACAGGAGGAAATGAAGCCGCTTGGGATTTGACAGCGCAATTGTCATACCATCTTGACATCTTCCTGCGTAACCTGAAAGTATGGGGATTCCAATATGGAGGTGAGGACTATGAATACGAGATTGACAATGATGTGAATGTGGATGCCTTGGTCATGCACTATTCCAACACCAACCTCATTGATGCCCTTACCTCCCTTGCGGAAGCCGCAAACTGCGAGTGGTGGATGGAAGGCAAGAAAATCCGTTTCGGCCGCTGTGAGAAAGGGGAAGCGGTGGAAATAAGCCTTGGCGAAGAAGCAGAAACCATGAGCCTGTCCAAGAGCAGCGGTGACTATTTCACGCGCATATACGCCTTCGGCTCCACTCAAAACATATCCAGCCGATACCGGAAGAAACTGGAGTTCAAAGTAGACAAAGTGAGCGGAAATATCATCAAGGACAGTATTCGCCGTGCCACTCCTGACATGTTCATGGACAAGTTGGTGACATACGACGAATGGGATAAAAAGATGTCGGCTTCCGGTTCAATGTCAATGTATGGAGGAGAAGACAACCCAAACCACATGAAAGGTGAGGTTTGGACAAATCCGTTCGAGCCAGAATACAAGGACGTACCATATTCCATAGATATGACAGGCCTTTCGGGTACGGGCGGCAATATATCTTTTGATTTCAGTAACTATACCGGTATCCAGTTTAATATAACATTAAAGTTTGTATCCGGTGATGTCTCGGATTTTGTAGAATTATACCGCTCTGAATCTCAGTTTATATCGGAAAGGAACAACTCGACCTATAAGGCGGAACTGGAAAAGTCTTTTAGAGGCTCTTTACAGTCTTCCGTCCCAAATGGGAAGATTTGGCTTGTCCTGTGCTTGGAGGCATATAAAAGCCCGACCTCAGAACAAAAATTCCTTATACCATATACGGTTGAGGGGAATATAAAAGGTATATCAGAATACGGAAAAGTAGACACGACATTGAGTGTAATCGAAGGAGAAGACCATTCCGTCACCATCAATCCCCAATACTACCCTTATGATAATGACAAAGCAAGCGATATAAGTATTTCATCCCCGATAAATATCGGTGAGAAGTTTACCCTTTCAGGGATAGTCAAACTCCGTGTCCCCCTCGGTTATTTTGATTCCGACGTGGACGGTCTTACTGTAAACGGGGTTGTACAACGCAGGCTGATGCTTCCTGAAGGCACACCGTACATAGACGTTTACCCCGACATGTCACCCGACGAAGTGATAGAGGGAATCGTGACTTTCGATTACATCTATCCACGAAAGGTGCTTTCAATATCTTCTGTCGAGGAAGAAATGATTGATGTCACGGAAGGCGAGGAAAAGAAACCCACAGGAATGAAAGTACCGGTGTACACCATCAAGACCACCGGACTTGTGGGGTTCGACAAGTCCTATGTGATTTCAGAGGAACTTACGGTCACTTTCCAAACGGGCCGGCTTGCCGGACTTACTTTCGGCCTGAGGTTCCTTCCGGAGAAGAGTGACGATACGTCCACATGCTTTGAAATAGTGGCCAATGAGGATTACGGAGGCCGTTTACCGGATACTGTAATGAAACCGGAGGCCGGGAATGATTTTGTCATGGCCGGATACGACACGGAATATGTATTTGAGAACCTTGTTCCGGAAGCGGAAGAGGAACTGAAAACGGAAACAGAAAAGTATGCCGAGAAAATCAGGAACAATATCGGCACCGTGTCGGCCAAACTCATGTCAGACTGGTCAAAGGCACGTAATGAGGCACAGGATACGCCTTGTCCTTTCGGTGTCGGCCAAAAAGTGAGGGTAAACAACCCTTCGTTCTTCCCAAGTCCCCGTACCATGCGCGTGCTTGGCTATGAACTTGCACTTGACATTCCATGGGATTCTCCGGTATATACCATAGGTGAAAGTGCTTCCTATTCCCGTCTTGGCGCACTTGAAGACAAGATTGATTCCATCAAGCTGAACGGAAGCGTTTACTTCTCTGGAAAGGTAAGTTCTTCAACTTCCGGTACAAATGTATATTTGATAAAGAAGGATGACGAAACCGATCCGTCGGATACAAACGCTTATTCTTCGTTAAGGACAGACAAGGAGATAAAAGAAGGAATAGAAAAGAACAATAATGAACTGGGCAAGAAGTTCCTTTCAAAGTTAAAAGATGATACAGCTTCGGGTATAATTACTTTCCTTAGAGGTTTGATAATCGGGAATTTCTCATCCGGCGAATCGGGTGGCCAAATCTCGGACGACGGCGCGGCAGAGTTGGCCTCTTTGTTGCTGAGGGGCGCATTGGAGATTGGAAAGTATTCCGCAGGAAAGTCGGGCGCGAAGATTGGAGAGGACGGTGCCGCGGAGCTGCTTAGCGTGTTGGTGCGTGGACTGGTAACGGCAAAGGGCATACAGTCGCCGGGATTCTCGACAGGGGCATTGGGCACGGGACTGTGCCTGAAAATGGACGAGAACGGGGATTCTTATATCGAGGTGGACCGCATGCTTGTGCGCAAGGTGGCCGAGTTCATCCAGCTTGTGATTCAGGAAATCAAGCACGTGGGCGGGCAAATCGTGCTTACCCCGGCCTCGATGAAGTGCATCCGCGTGGAAGACACGGGGAGTGCCTACCGTTGCTATTTCGAGGCGACGGACGGGAAAAAGACGGTGGAGAACCAGTTTGTCTCCGGTGACCAGGCACGCGCCCAGACGTTCAACGTGAAGGAGGGTGTGAACGAGAACGTGAAGAACACTTATTACTGGCGTCTGGTGACGGGCGTGGGTGACAACTACATAGACCTCTCGAAGACGGACTGCGACGCGGGGAGCACGGTACCGGCCGCCGGTGACGAAATCGTCCAGTTGGGAAACCGGAATGACGTGGCCCGACAGGCGGCCATTATCCTTTCGGCTTATGGAAACGATGCCCCTTATTTCAAGATGTACCGGGGCATCAACTCTTACAAACTGGAAGGCAAGGAGTTTGTCAACCTCTCACGGGAAGATGTCATGATTATCTCCGACAATATAAAATTGTCCACCGGCGAGACGGTGAAGGAATACATCAACGGCGCGGTAGGAAACGTACAAAGCAAAGTGGATGAAGTGAGCGGAAAGGTGGAGGACGCGGTGGAGCGTCTGGCGGAGCAGCAGAATTACATCGCCGCCCTACAGAAGATCATCGAGGACTTGCAGGACCAGATTGACGGTGTAATAGAAAGCCACTATGGTAAAACCGACCCGACAACCTCCAACTCCCCGGCGAACGAGTGGACCACCGAAGAACAGAAACAGGCACATTCAAACGACACTTATACCAATCTCAGCACGGGCAAGAGCTGGAAATGGGTGAAGGACGGTGACACGTGGAAATGGAACGCCATCACGGACACGGCCACGGAAAAGGCTTTGTCCGCAGCGGCCAAGGCTCAGGATACGGCTGACGGCAAACGCAGGGTATTCGTCAGCCAGCCCACCACGGGGCAGGCTTACGACGTGGGTGACCTTTGGGTGAACGCGACTTACGGGGATACGTACAAGAACGACCTGCTGCGTTGCAAGACCGCCAAGAAAGAGAATGAGGCTTTCTCCATCTCGCATTGGGAGCTTGCCTCACGCTATACGGACGACACGAAGGCCAACGAGGCGGCAGAGGCCGCACGGGAGGCTGCGGAGGCCGCGAATGCGGCACAGGAAGCCGCCGACGAAGCCGCCGCCACGGCAGGGGAAGCCAAGACGGAAGCACAAGCCGCCAACACGGAACTGGACAACCTGAAATCCGACGGCACGATAAGCCCGGTGGAGAAAACCGCGCTGAAGCAACAGCATGCCGACATAAAGGCGGAACACGGGCAGATAACGTCAGAGGCCGGAAAGTATTCCATAAGCGTGACGGACTATGAGGCCGCGTACAAGAAGGCCGATGCCGCGCTTACCAAATACACTGCCTCCACTCCCGAATACATCACCGTGGAATCCGACTATTCGGACATCTCCGCCTATTATTCCAAACGGCAGACGATATTGGATGCCATCGCCGCAAAGGCCAAGGAAGCGTCGGACGCGGCGAAAAAGGCAGCAGACGACGCTGCCGCGAAGGCAGAGGAGGCGGCAGAATCGGCGAGCGAGGCGGCACAAAAGGCCATAGAGGCCAAGACTGCCGCGGACAATGCGGCCAAGGCAGCGAAAAACGCCCAGACCGATGCCGACGAGGCGAACTCCATGCTTTCGGACATAGCCAACGACAACAAGCTCACGGCGCAGGAGAAACAGCAGACCAAGAAGGAATGGGACGTGATAGTGTCCGAGAAGCCTAAAAACGACGCTTCGGCCGACAAGTTCGGCGTATCCAAGACGGCCTACGGCTCCGCTTACACGGCATTAAGCACGTATATAACGCCCCTATTGTCAGATTTAAGCTCCACGAGCAACATCACGGGCACGGAGTTCAGGGCGAAGTTCAAGGCTTACTATGACGCGCGCACGGACTTGCTGAACGCCATATCGGCCAAGGCCAAGGAACTGGCCGACAACGCGCAAGAGGCGGCTGACGCGGCGGCGGAGAACGCCTCGCAGGCCATAGAGGACGCGGCGACCGCGAAGAATGCCGCCGACAAGGCGCAGGCGGACGTGGACGCCGAGAAGGAGCGCATGGACGATTGGGCGGCAGACGGCAAGTTCTCCCCTTCTGAAAAGAAGCAGTTGAAGGAGGAGCTTGCCCGAATCGACGGGGACAAGACGCAGGTCACGGACGGTTACACGAAGTACGGACTTGGCACTCCCACGGCTTATAACACGGCTTACACGAACTACCGGACGGCCATCAACGGCGTGGTGTCTTCCTCTTCGGAGACCGTGGCCATCCCTTCGGACTTCGCCACGAAGCGCACGGCGTACTATACGCAGAAGAGTGCCGCCCTGACGGCCATTTCGGACGCGGCGAAGGCGTACGCGGACAAGGTGGTGGCGGGGATTGAAGTAGGGGGACGGAACATCCTCATGGAAACTAACCAAGGAAAGAAAACATGGTACGCAAGTACGAGTGACGGTTCTTCACTTTTCATCATGACCGAATGGGTAGACGAAGGGGTAAAAGGTGTGAAGATTGAACTTACCAAACTACCATCCTCATGGAGTATTATTACTCGCAGTTTGGAAGGAACATTGGATTTACTTGAGCCCAATACCACTTACATGCTGAGTTTTGATATGCTTTCAAATATATCAAATACGTTATCAACCACGATAATGAATAGTAATGCTACTGGTAGACTTTCTAACTCTCCTTCGTTCAGTTTTGAGGCTAACAAGAAAAAGCACGTGGTATTAAAGCTTGTAACAAACGACCTGTCGGAAAAAGGGTCATCACAAGTCTTATATTTTGGATACAAATCCGTTGGATATTTATGTTTTAAAAACCTGAAACTCGAAAAAGGGAACGTTGCTACGGCATGGACACCCGCCATAGAGGACGTGAACGGGATGATAGAGGATGCCCAAAAGGCTGCAGATGACGCGGCGGAAGCGGCCAAGAACGCGCAGGCTGATGCCACGAATGCCAACAAGGAGCTGGCGAACATCAAGAGCGACAACCTCATATCCCCCATCGAAAAGACAGCCCTGAAACAGCAGCAGGCGGACATCCGTTCGGAATACGGGGAGATTACTGCCAACGCCTCACGCTATGCCGTGTCCACCACGGCTTACAAGTCGGCCTACGACCTTGCCAACGCTGCCCTGACGAAATATACGGCTTCGTCACCGGAATATATCACGGTGGGAAGTGACTACGCGAACATATCGGCTTACTACGATGCGCGGAAGACCATCCTCGATGCGATTGCCGCTGCGGCCAAGAAAGCTGCGGACGATGCGACGAACAAGGCGAATCAGGCTGTGGAGGACGCCGCGCGTGCGGGGCATTACTATCTTGACTTGGACAACGACGGCGGCCCGGTGTCGTGTGACGCCTCGGGGAACGTGACCGGAGGTTTCCCGAGCAGCAAGGCCACAGTATATTATGGCACGGAACCTGATACGGGTTGGGCGTTTACGGGTGCATTCTCCGGATGTTCCGGAAGCGTGAACTCATCGACGGGGCAAATCACGGTCACGGGGGTAAGCGCGGATACTGGCACGGTGACAGTAACGGCCAAGAAGAGCGGAAAGACAGACCTATCTGCGGTATTCTCTGTATATAAAGTAAAGGCAGGAGCGGACGGAGCAGACGGCACAAACGGAGTGGGCATCAAGTCCATAACCAACAAGTATGCCGTATCCGCATCGAACACCACCGCGCCGACATCGTGGAGCGATACGGTACCTACAATGACCACCACGAACCGTTATCTGTGGAATTATGAAATTGTCACCTATACCAACAGCACGACAAGCGAGACCAAGAAGAGGGTCATAGGTGCATACGGGAATACAGGCAACACGGGCGCCACCGGGGCGACGGGTGTGGGTATCAAGTCCATTACGGAATATTATTTGGCCTCTTCGGCATCGAGTGGAGTGACAACTTCAACGTCAGGATGGACGACTTCGGTACAGGCCACTTCATCTTCCAAGAAGTACCTTTGGAACTATGAGGTGGTGAATTACACCAATGATACGAAATATACGAGCAGTCCGGTGATTATCGGTACTTATGGGGATAAGGGTGATACTGGTCCACAGGGAGTACAGGGTCCAAAGGGTGCTGACGGGACACCCCGCTATACTTGGATACGCTATGCTGACAACGCATCGGGTTCGGGCATCAGCAACTCGCCCACGGGAAAAACTTATATCGGGTTTGCTTATAACAAGACCACCGCCACGGAAAGCAACACGCCTTCGGATTACACATGGTCACTTATCAAAGGCGAAAAGGGCGACCAAGGTGTTCCGGGGGCAAAAGGGGCTGACGGGAAGACCACTTACACATGGATAAAGTATTCCGATAACTCGACGGGCAGCGGAATGTATGACACTCCCAAATCCACGACACAGTACATCGGCATAGCAGTAAACAAGACAACGGCCACAGAGAGCAATACTCCATCGGATTACACGTGGTCTAAGTTCAAAGGTGACGACGGTGCGGATGGGAAAGGCATCAAAAGTACCGCCGTGACTTATCAGGTAAGCACATCGGGTACCACACCGCCCACGGGTACGTGGAGCGGTTCTATCCCTTCCGTGGCAGCCAATCAGTACCTTTGGACGCGCACGGTTATAACCTACACGGACAATACCACATCCACATCGTACAGCGTGGGTAAGATGGGGGCTAACGGGGCAAAAGGTGACAAGGGCGATACGGGACCCGCAGGAGCTGACGGTGACGGCATCGTATCGGTATCGAACACTTACCAAATAGGCAGTTCCGGCACGACGGCACCGACAGGAAGCTGGAGCGCAACTGTCCCTTCGCCACAGAAAGGTAAATACCTTTGGACGAAAACAGTGACGACTTACAAGAAGAGTGACCCGACGACAGTGTATTCCGTGAGTTATTACGGTACGGATGGTACGGCGGCCAAGTATGTGAGGGTGGCGGGCGACCAGGTGTTTATATACGCCAACAATTTTTCAGGGAATCCCACTCCTATTTCCATTACGCTGACGGCCACCCTCACGGGGACATCCGGCTACCAGTGGAGCTATAAACAGGCGGGACAGACTTCTTTCACGAACATATCGGGAGCCACTTCGCAGACTTATGCCTTGGCACATAACAATTCGACGGTTTGGGGCAGCGCGAAGTCTGTGACCATACGTTGCACATCGGGCGGTGTATATGACGAGATGACGATAGCCAAGGTTTCTTCGGGTACCAACGGGACAAATGGCAAGGATGGCACGAATGGCACGAATGGAAAGGACGGTGCAGATGGTAAGAACGGCGCGGATGCCTACACCGTAATTCTGGGTAATGAATCGCATGCCTTCCAAGGGACGACGAGCGCGGCCATCGCTGCATCCACGAAATGCGATGTTATCGCATATAAAGGTGCAACAAGGGTGGCGGCAACGATTGGTACTATAACCGGAGCACCGTCGGGAATGTCCACGAGCATTTCAAGCAACGGAACCACATCGGCCTCGTTCACGGTGTCCGTCACTTCTTCGTTGACTACCGGACAGGGCGTGCTGACCGTGCCTATCACCGTGGACGGTAAGTCCTTCACGAAGAATTTCTCATTTTCAGTGGCTTTCAAGGGCAACACGGGCGCCACCGGGGCGACGGGTCCCAAGGGGGATGATGCTGTATTCTACATCATAGAGACTGACGTTCGCATCGTAAAGAAGTCTTGGGACAACAAGCTGACCCCGACGTCCGTGACTTGTACGAAATACAAACAGACAGGAAGCAATGCGAGGGCAACAACTACGGAAAAGACATTGAAATACCAGCGTGTAGGCACGGACAGCAGCGTACAGACCGCCGCAAGCGGAAGTTCGGTAACGGTATCCCCTACTTCTACGACGACCTCCATAAAGTTCTGGCTTTATGACGGGAGCACCATCATAGACAGGGACGAAATCCCTGTTGTGGGTGACGCTGTGGATGTTTATGAAAAGGTGCATGCAGAAATAACTGCTGCGGAAGGTGAAATCGGTTTATTGTCTACCAAGGTCACTACCGTGACGGATTCCGTGACGGGGCTTGAGAAAGAAGTGGAGACCAATACCGCCGAAATAAAATCCGCCAAGGGACAGATTTCGAGCACGGCATCGCAAGTGAGTTCCTTGGGCACGAGGGTAAGTACCGTGGAGCAGACGGCAAGTGGCCTCACTACTACGGTGAACGGCCTTAACGGGAAGGTGTCGAAACTGGAACAGACGGATTCGAGCCTGACGAGCAGGATTACTTCGGCGGAGGGGAAGGTGAGCACCATCGAGCAGAAAGTGAGCAGCATTTCGCTGAAAGTAGACGGCATAGATCCTGTGAACCTTTTCAGGGACGGTTCCTTCGAATCCGGGTATAACACTTTCAGAACATCGGGAAGCGGTAAAGACGACGTGGAGGTCGGCATATCGGCCAACGGAAAAGTGGGAAAGAATGCCATGATGGTGAAATGGCCGGGCAAACGCACAACGGTCTACCTTGAACAAAAGCCCTTCGTGAATCCCAATGCTACCTATACCGTCTCGTTCTGGATGTACACCAACGTAGCGACGAATTACCAGGCTTTCGTCGTCAATGCATTAGACAAGAACGACAACAACCTAAGCGTGAACGACTCTACGTTAAACATTGAAATCCCCGGAACCAAGTGGACACAGTTCATCCATAGGTTCACGACCCCGGCCAACACGGAACGCCTTGAATTTTACTTCCGTGCCAGTACTAATGTAGAGAACGGAACGATTTCATATATTGACGGGTTCATGCTACTGAAGGGGGACTATCTGGACAATATTCCCTCTTATTTCATTCCTAACGACAGTGTGAACAGTGACACCCTTCTCTCTACGGGAATAGATATAGAGAACAAAAAAGTCATTGTGACGAGTGACCAGTTCGTCATAAAGAACAATGACGGAGAGGTGACGGCGAGCGTGAATGAGGATGGTGTGCTTTCGGTGGGAAGCGGGGAATTCTCGGGTTTCATCCGTACCATACCGCGTATCATAACGAAGAATACGGGCGATAACGGAGATGTGGAGTTCAAGGACAATTACTACCAAATCAGCTTAAGCAACTTGTACAAAGGAGGCTTCATCTATGTGGACGTGGAATCGAACAGCTATGCCGGTGACGGAATCAAATTACCGTTGGGGCTAAAGTACGCCGGTGCGAGAGTGACTATCGTGAACAAGTATCCGGCCAAACGGCTTATCATAACTACAAGGCATGAGGCTTTGGACCCGGGTTACGGAGATTGGAGCGATGACGAGAACAATGCAATGCGGCTCGGTGGCGTACAGATAAGCCACGTGGAGATGGGAAATGTGAGCACACAAGGAAACAACCGTTTTGTGGAACTGCTTGCCGTTCCGTATTATCTGGACGAGACAATAGGCAGCGTAAAGTACCAGGGACAGGTGGAATGGGTGGTACTGAACAATCAGGAGTTCACGACGGCCAACAATACGACAGGGGGAAAATATGCGAAATTCAAATAACATTATTCATTAATTTAAAAACAAAAGGTTATGGAGATTAAGACAAACAGTACGAGGGTGATTTACAACGGAGAGACCACAACGGCAAATGCCAAGTACAACATCGAGTATGAGACGGACGGCAAGGAACTGAAACGCGTGAACGCCTTGGTGAACAAGGTGGAGGAAGTGGAGCTTCCTATGGAGGAAGGCATGCAGAAGGGCGTGCAGGAAACCCTGTTGGGCAGCATCTATTATGAGAACGGTTATTACACGATGTCGAACTTCCCGGAGAGTGAGGAACTGCCGAAGTACATATCGGATGCCATCCAGATAGTGAAGCAGATAAAAGAAGACGCTTCTGCCTGACTATTGAAACAACGGGTATAAGGCGGCGATGTCTGCCTTACCCGTTTGCCGGGGTCTTGTTTTGTGGGCCGGGGGGCTTTGGCATTAATTAGAAAAATGTATTGTAATGGAGAAAGCTATTATTGATTTTATTGAAAACCACATGATGAACCACATCATACTCATAGCGTTATGCGTGGCGGCCACGATAGGTGCAATGGCCGTGGATTTGGTCTCGGGGGTACAAAAGGCCAAACAACGAGGTGAGGCACGGACTTCTACGGGGTACAAGAAGACGGCCACGAAGGCAAAGAAGTATTTCACGCCTTTCCTGACGTTGTGTTTTATCGACATCCTTTGTTGCGTGGTGATTCCCATTCCGGTGTTCTCGATGTTGTGGACGGCTTACTGCATTTTCTGTGAGTTTGTGTCCGTAAGGGAGAAATCATGGCAGAAGGAGGAGCTTCGGAAGGCGGAGAAGACGATGAGAGTAATCATTGACAACAAGGATGAGATAGCCAAGATGGCGGCAGAGCTTCTGTTTCAAAGGGAGAATGAGAATAATACAGTAAAGAAGGAGGAAAAATAAGATGGCACTTAGGAATTTGAATTTCACCCTTCAGGGTGACAGGTATGTGGCGGAAGAGACGGTGAACGCGGATTATGCGCTTCATCTGGAAAGGAAGGCAGGCGGCGGTTTTTATATTTTGCAGCGCAGTTCGGACGATGGCATGTTCGTGTCGTGCCCGCTCCCGGCGGGCTTGTACAATCCCGGCCAGTTCATAGACTGGTGTTTCGGCCATGGCGTTTATCCGATGCACATCAGGATTGAGAGCATGACGGAGGTGACGAAGGGCACTATCAGGGAGGCGGAATGATGGAGAGGATGAACTTTTCACGGTTGAATATGACGGGGCTGGGTACAGCCCGCGTCAATTCTTCCGGTATCACGGAGTGCGGGGATTCGTATGAGCTTGTCGACAATGCCTTGCTCTTGGAGCAAGGGAAGGCTTGGCTTTGGGCTGACGGAAGTCCCGTAATGATGGCAGAGGTGACGAGAAGGACAGTTAAGAAACAATTAAAACATAAGTAGTTATGGCAGTAGAAGGAAAAACGATATTACAGACTACGGAGCGCACGGAGCTGACGGGGAAAGAGGGTATCCCGTTTCAGGAGGGGACGCAGAACGGGCACGTGCTGTTGGAGAAAATCAAGGAATATATTAGTAGTGACGTCTATATTTGCCCCGGTGCTTTTCAAACAACAGAAGGATGGTCTACAACAGACGTAGAATCTATTGTAGGGAATTGGGATGAGTTTACAAAAGCTGTCTCAGGTGGTAAGATAATTGTTGGTTATTTTCAAAACGAGGGACAATTTGTCAAAAGTACTGCCTCAGTGATAGAAAATGACGGGGTAACCTTTTTAAGTTTTAGCTTTTATCAGCTTCTTTGTGTATATATTATTGACCAAAGTTATATAACTATTGTTACTATTGATAATTTTCTTTGTGTGAGTTCTGTTGTAGACAGACTAAATAGTTCAGGAACTGAATTACCTCTCTCTGCCAACCAAGGTAGGATTCTTAATGATAGGGTAACAGAATTAGAGAGTAAGTCTAATGTTGCAGTGCTTACACCTACAGGTACAAAACTAATGGAGTTGGTATCCAGTAGTCCTAATGTTACACAAGAGCAGTTGGTTGAAGCAGGTTTCACTCCTGAAATATGTAGAAGGTTGAATGCTGGAGAAGTGATTTACATGAGTGGTGAATGTGCTGGTTTTGGTAATGATGCTTTGTATCCAATACAGGGTATTGCCCCTAATTCCTCTCCTGACTTAGTACCGTCTAGATTGTGCTACTGTCACTATAGTAGTTATAATGCGGATGGCACTGCTAATGGAGGGTGCTTTACTACAATTAAGAAGCAATCCTCAGGTCAGTACCTTGTAGATTATATTGAGGTGTAGTATGGAAATGATGAAAAAGAAACAGGTTGTTGCTTCCCATAATAGAGAGCCTCTTATAGAGAATCTATGGTTAAGGGATGGCAAGTTGCTATACTTTGTCAATGGAGAGTGGCAACCTGTATTAGGTCAAGATTCTAAAGTAATTATAGAGTAACATGTTCACTAAGAATCAAATAGAAGAAATTAGAGACAAATTGGCTCAGTTGGGAGTCAAGGATACAGAGTTTAAGGTAACAGAAGAAGTATCTGAAGATGATATGATAGCCATTGTCTCAGGTGGTGAGAATAAGATAATCCTGTTGAAAGACCTATTGAGTGAAGCAGCAGGTACTATTATTATCGAGTAAAAAAAAAAGAATGAAGATTGTTAATTCAATTATGCCAATGAGTGACATAGAAGCACTGGCAGCAAATGGACAAAAACTAAGAGTAGCGATAACAAAGACTTCCGCGCAAGGTAAGAGTATACAAAGTACTACACCTAATTTAATGTCTTTCAGTACTGATGAAAACAGTATTTGGTTTAATGGGAAGAAGTATGGAGTATATGTATTAAAAGGGCTTGAAAACCTCAGTGCTGATAGTAATACAGGTGCTATTCAATCCTTTTTGGGAGACTTTACCTATGATAAATGGAAAGAAGCTGTGAATGCAGGAAGTATTGTATATGTTGCAATGAGTGATAGTATATTAATTCCTACTAGTATAGTTGTTGATTCCAGTGGTTCACTAAGTATAACGTTTAATATGCTTATGGAATATCACTTTATCACTATACAATATTCTACTGGTAGTGGGTATTCTATTGCTCAATTAACACATGATACTTCTTTATATGTTAGTGATGTTAATAATACACTCACCAGTAGCAGCATAGATAAGCCACTTTCTGCTGCACAGGGTAAGAAGCTAAATGATGAAAAGTTAGCAAAAACAGACGTAGTGAATAACCTTACCACTACTGATACTTCAAAAGCCTTATCAGCGGCACAGGGTAAAGCGTTGAATGACAAGTTTAATGGGAACAAGATAAATATCAACTTCTCAGCTACTTCAAATTCAACAGATAATGCCACTATAAAAGGCTACATGGGGAACATAGATGGTGTCACTCTTGTTAAAAAGCTTACTTATGGTGCAAATCTGGTTGACAGTAGTAGTGATGATTGGGTAATTACTTTGCAGGAGGTAAGTGCTACAAAGGTATCATTTACAGGTATTAGATTCGCAGGTTTTAACTTATACAGTAAGAATATATCAGTTACTATAAGTGGCAGTAATTATACAAATATGACTGTTGCTCAGGGTAGTAGGTTTGTACCTGCTATAAACAATACCTTAACTTCAACTAGTACTAGTGAGGCTCTTTCAGCAGCTCAAGGTAAGGCTCTTAATGACAGAATCTCAGGTTTGGGCAGTGTGTATAGAGTGAAGGGTACTAAGACTAACTTATCTGATGTACTAGCCCTTACTGATGCAAAGGTTGGTGATGTTTGGAATGTGACTAATGCCTTTACTTTAGGTGGTAAGCCATATCCTGCAAATACCAATGTTGTATGTATTGCAGCAACTAGCTCATCTGACCACGATGAAGGAAATTGGGACCCGTTGGGAGGTACTGTTGATTTGAGTACTTATGTGCCTAAGAGTGATATAGTTGATAACCTATCAACTTCAGATTCAAAAAAGCCTCTCTCTGCTAAACAAGGACTTGCCCTTGCTACTATGATAACGGAATTAGAAGATGATAAGGAGACCTATCAGCTTCTCAAAACATTTGAAAGTAGCACACTATCCACTCAGAGTGAAATAGATGCTATTCTAGGTCCCTATAGTAGCTTCAATGCCGCCCTTAATGCAGGTAAGGTAATACATGGAGTATATAAAGACAGAATCAACAGAATGAATACAGTAGCATTCTCAGCATTCAATGATACTGCTAACAGTAGGGTTAGAATGTTTGCGATACTGAGTAATTCTACCATGGTAGCCGTACTAGCTAACCACAATGGAACTAATTGGATTTCTGCCACTATAGATGAGGGTTCTCTTGGTGGAGGCATCACCATAGAGTAAAAAAAAAAGTTATGAGTGCAAAAGATAAAGAGTTTAAAGTAAATGTATCTACCGACAGGGCTACTGCAATAAGTAGCTCTGCTGGCAGTTACCCCAATGTGTTGTATTTCCCTATAGATGATGATAATGTCATCATATTTAATGGGAACATATATGATTGGAATGCAAGTACAGTATCTCCTAAGCAAATTGGCAACAGTGAAAACTTGAATAACTATAATACTTTAAGTAAATTAGGAGTATACTATTCTAGTGGAGGTAATAGTATTACTAACAAGCCCTCTGGAGTCAATAATTTTGCTCTCCAAGTATTCAAAGATGGAGTAGGAGATACTTCTGTAAGTCAGACATTATACGCTAATAATACTATATATGTTAGGAGATATAATGGTACTAGCTGGTCTTCTTGGACTGAGATTGGTGCAGGAGGTATAACTTCTATACCTCAAGCTTCTAGTTCAGCATTAGGAGGTATAAAGATAGGGTACTCTGATAATGGCAGGAATTATGCTGTAGAGTTGGATAGTTCTGGTAAGGCTTATGTTAATGTACCATGGACAGATACAAATACAACATATAATGTTGCTACTACTAGTGCCAATGGACTTATGAGTTCCAGTGATAAGTCCAAGCTTGATGGAATCCAAGCAGGTGCAGATGCTGTGTCATTCAGCAGGTCTTTGTCTTCAGGTACAAAGATAGGTACCATTAATATTAATGGTACCAATACTGACATATATGCTCCAACAGCAGGAGAGCCAGTTGAGTATGGAGTAGCTACTTCAACTACACTAGGATTGGTTAGGATTGGGTATCCTGAGAGTGGCAAGAATTATCCTGTTGAGCTTAATTCCTCAAATCAGATGTATGTCAATGTCCCTTGGACTGACAATAACACAACTTACTCAGCAGGAGCTGGACTTAGTTTATCAGGAACAGTTTTCTCCCTAGGGAAGGCAACACCTACTACACTAGGTGGTGTAAAGGTATCCAGCACTGAGATTAGCACAATATCTACTGTTGCTGCTACTACTTTTGGTTCACAGAACAGAATATATCCTGTCCAGCTTGCTTATCCATCAGGTAGTGCAGGAACAGATGGTAATAAGGTACTTTCAGTGTATGTTCCTTGGGTGAATACTACTTATAGTGTAGTAAGTACCTCAAAGAATGGGTTAGTCAGTATGGATTCTGCATTGGCAGAGTTAGCCTACGAAGATAAGGATGCTGGTAACCTAGGCTCTCTTGCTAGATTTGGAGAGATGGGCATGTTGGAGGTTTCAACAATTGTGGAAGATGACTTAGCTCTGGTTAATAAGAGTAATAGCTGGACAGCATATCAGGACTTTAAGTCAGGTGCTGGTAATTCAGGCTCTGATATGAGATTCAAAAGGGAAGTCACATGTATGCCTGATGTGCTGGATAATCTGATGTCATTAAATGTCATAAAGTATATATGGGAACACCCTGATGAAAATGGTATAAGATGCACTTTTGGTGTGAAGGCTGACCAGCTTCTGTCACTGGGTGGTGTATATGCTACTATGGTCCACAGCAGAGCTGATAAATATGATACCAAGTGGGTAGAATATGATAGATTTGGCGTGCTGGCAATCAAGGCATTACAGGAGGTTGTAATGAGGAACAAGCAACTGGAGAGCAGGATAGAATATCTTGAGGATACGATAAATTCTATGAGAAGAGTATGGGAAGAGAATTCATGACACAAATAGAGGCAGTAGAGAAGGTAGGAGGTTCCCTACCTTCTGCTACAAAACAATTTTGTACAGCCTCTTGGCTTGCAGGCCATTCTGGTATATTTGATACCAACTCCCTACAAGGGTATGAAACAAAAGACTTTGTGAGTGAAATGCATATAAAGCCTGCTATAGTAACAACTAAATATGAAATAACAATTCCTGAGGTGAGGGTTTCTTTTGGATTTGAAAGTGGCACTCCTCAAGGATTTACATATCTTAGTGACTCTGACCAATTATCACAGACTAAGGCAGTCTTATGTGCAGTACCTGTTGATGGTGGTCAGATTTCTTCAAGTGTATATACTCCTACTAATGGTGGTAGAGATGACAATTATGGTGCACAGTATATGCTATTCTCAGGCATGAAAATATCTGTTGTTGCAGGCACCTCACTAGCTAGGTTATACATAGTATTGTATAATGACCAAAATACCATGGTTCAGTATAATAATAAGAGCATTACCAATCTTATGTCAGGTAACAACATATATAAGCTGGCTAATGCTATTATGAGAAATAGTTCTGTTTACAGTAACCCGTTTAATGGTGCAAATTACACAAAGACACAAGCAGTAGGTGATTCTAATGGTAATGCTACTAATTCTGTGTGGTGTGCTATGCTTCCATTGACAGATGATGGAAAATCTAATGGGAGTTATTCAGTAGGTTCAAGCATGGAGACACCTCCCACTAATGTCAATTCTAATCAGCAATTATACAACTTCAAGGGTTCTATAGTTTACAACAAATTAAGTTCATTTACTCCAACTACATAGCTATGAGAAAGATATTAGTAAGTATTATATCAGTGATTATGCTGGCTTCCATATCCTGTTCCATGTATTACTGCAATGGGTATAAGAAAATGTCTGATGAGTTGGCTGTTGCAGTGAATAACAATAAGGCATACTCCTTGGAGAACAGTTCCCTGAAGAAGGAAAATAGAGTGTATAAGCTAACTGCTGAGCAGCTTGAGTATTACAGTGATTCCATTACTGTTGAAATGGACAGGATTAGAAAGGAGTTGAAGATAAAGGATAAGGATTTGCAATACTTACAATATCTGTTATCTACATCAGAAAGGATAGATACTGTTACTTTCCAAGATACCATATTCAGTGAAACAACATTTCATGTTGATACTCTGATTGGGGATAAATGGTATCAGTTGAAGCTGGGAATGAAATTCCCTAATGTCATTACAGTGCATCCTAAATTTGTAAGTGAGAAATACATAGTTACACATAGCAAGAAAGAGACTGTAAATCCTCCTAAGAAATTTTTTCTGTTTAGATGGTTTCAGAAGAAACATAGAGTGGTGGAAGTTACTATTGTGGAAAATAGTCCTTATGTGAATAATAAGCAGCAAAAATTTATTGAAATAATTAAATGACATGATTGACCTAGGTATATTAATTACTGGAGGAGTAGGGATAATAACCACAGTAATCAGTGGTTGGACTTCTTGGTTCTTTGCAAGAAGAAAGTATAATAGTGAGGTAGATAATAACCTCATAGAGAACATGCAGCAGTCTTTGGAGTTTTATAAGAAGTTGTCTGACGACAACAAGAACAGGCTTGACGAGGTTCTTAAAAGAAATGCAGAGCTGGAACAGGAGATAAGGGATTTAAGGAAGCAGATGTTCAGTCTCATGAACTCCATCTGTACTGACCTTACTTGTCAGTTGAGGAAAAGAAACTTGAATTTATTTAATGAGCAAAATGGAACTGATAGTAGACAGGAAATGGAAGAAACAGAGTTACACGATAAGTAACCTACTTGTAGATGGGAAGTGGTTCTGTAATGTACTTGAAGACACTGATAGAGGATTAGATGACAGCATGAGTGTCGCTAAAATCAAATCCTTAAAGAAATCAGGCATTACAGCAATCCCTAGTGGAACTTATGATGTAACTTTAGATGTATATAGCCCTAAGTTTGGGCCTAAATCTTTCTACAAAGAAACATGCAATGGCAAATTACCCAGACTTCTTAATGTAAAGGGGTTTGATGGTATCCTTATACATGCAGGTAATACAGATAAGGATACTTCGGGATGTCTCTTGGTAGGTGTAAACTCTGAAGTTGGTAAGGTTCTGAATAGTCAGGATACATTCAGGAAGCTATATAAGCTACTTCAAGAGGGCAAGAATAGAGGTGAGAAAATAACCATAAAAATTCTATGATATGGCAAAGAAGTGTGGTTGCAAAGGAAAAGGTAAGAACAATAGAGGTAAATGATTATGGATGCAAGAATAGTTTCAAATCAAGTTATAAATAGCCTTCAAATATCTGTACTGAAGGAGGTGCCTTCAGGGAACTTCAATCCCGGAGTCAACTTCCTACTGAAGAATATATCTGATGATGATGTGGAGGTTACTATAATTCCAGCAGGACAAAAGGATAGCATAAAGACTATTCTAGGTGTTGGATGGAATCCAGAGATATGTAAAGGTGTTATAAATGCTCCTTCAGGAGTTCTTCAATATGGATATTAAGATATGGCAACAGCAATTATAGGTACATTAAAGCATCTTCCTAAGGCATCAATACTGCCTACTTTACCAGAGACAGGTAGACCTAACAGGATATATTTTATCCCCAATGAAGACCCTACAGAAGATAATAGGTATAATGAATATCTATGGGTAAAGGATGAGACTTATCCTGATGGCCATTGGGAGCTTGTTGGTCCTACCACAATAGACCTGACTGATTATGCCACTAAGGAAGAGGTAAGTGATTTGAAAGACTCCATAGGTGAGCAAATAAAGAAGTATTTGCCCTTATCAGGAGGTACAATGGATAAGGGCAGCAACATATCCTTCCCATCAGATAGTGGGAGTACTGTGTATAATGGTTCTGGAATATCAGTGGGTGGCAAAGCCAGTACTGACATCCTACATGCAGCAGGAGGCACTACTAAAATCAAGACCTTGAATGGAGAATCTATATTAGGAGAAGGTAATATTATAATAGACCCTTCAAGTGTTCCAGTATCTTTAAGCTGGTATAATAGGACTAGCAGTCAGCAGGATGCCACAATAAACCTGATGATTGGAGATACCACAGTAAACCTATTCCCTAATATATTCAAATTATTTAAGGCTGGTAAAGTTTCCACTTCCGAGTCCCTTAGTATAGAACTTACTGCTAATCCTGGGGTAAGTGGGGTACCACAAGTTCCTACCTCATTATGCCAGTGGAGCATACCTTTGGCTGACAGTAATACCGCAGGTATTATATCAAGTGAGGATAAGGCTAAGTTAGATAATCTATCTGACCCAAAGAATTTGCTAGCTTATGGTGTGGAATGGGATTCTACCAATAGTAGTCCTGTACTTACTAGAATAGGTAACATGAGCCTGCATAAGTCTCTCCCAATACAATCAGCATTAAGAGGATGTGTATGCCAAGGTAAAAGGATAATGTATTATTTGGACCCAAATGACTGGTCTAAGAAAGCAGATGGTACAGATTCCAGATTGGATGGATATGATGGTACTGTACAGGTAGAAGTACCTGAATTTTATTTGTGGTCTGAAACGGAAGGAACCAAATCCAGAGTATATGTGTCTACCCAAAAAGTGGTTCCTTATGCTATAAGGATTCCTCATATGCTGGTAGATGCTTATAAGAGTACTGTACTCAATGAAGTACCTGAGAATATGGGCTATTTATCTACACTTCAAGTAAATAGTGCTATTTCAGTTGTAAATACCTCCTCTTATTGTAGAGGAGGAAATAATAGCTCTAGCAGTGATACCTACTTGGAATCGGATAAATTCAGGACTAATTTAGGAAAACCTAGAACAAACACTAGTAGGGCAAACTTCAGAACTTATGCCAAAAATGCTGGCAAGATGTTGCTTACTTATGAGTACTACAAGGCAATATTCTATTGGTTGTATGTTATAGAATATGCAAACTTCAATAGTCAGGCAAACTATGTTGAAGATTTGACTGAAGATGGATATAGACAGGGAGGGCTTGGCAATGGAGTTACTACTTGGTCTGATACTGTTTGGAATACTTATAGTGGCAGATGCCCAATAACTCCATGTGGATATTGTAATGAGTTTGGTAACTTTACTGGAATTAAGGACTTGGTAATTCCTGCTTCAGATGGTATCAGTACCGTAACTTTCAAAGTACCAAGGTGGAGAGGATTTGATAACGTGTTTGGAGATATTTGGACTAATCTGGATGGTATCCTAATAGATACTCCTGTCGGTGCCAGTGAGTCCACACCAAACTATGTGTATATTATAAATGACCCTGATAAGTTCACTGATACTTTGTCAGATGCACCTACCAATGCGGATAGAGTAGTAGTATCAGGACATACAGGAGGGTATATTACAAAGTGGGCATTAGGGGAGTATGCAGATATAATACCTGTTAGTGTTGGCGGTTCTGCAACTACTTATATGTGTGACCGTTACTGGGTAGATTACGATAATACTCAGGATACGCTACTGGCTAGTGGCAGTTCTCATTATGGTTCTTATGCTGGCTTGGCTACCTTCGATTCTGCTAATGGTTCGGGTGCTGTTGGTGCCAGTGTCGGCTTTAGGTGCTTAACACTGATAAGCTGATTTGATAAAGAAAAGAAAATCATAGTTTCACTATGTAGGACATATATTATACGACTTGGTTAGTTCTAATTGTAAAAACTAGTTAGTAGCAAGGCTAATAATGGTTCTAATGCTAGCTTAGCTAACTTCAATTCTACTAATAGTTCAGGTAATGTTAATGCCAATGTCAGCCCTACTTTGGGTGGTTTCAGCACTGTAATGCAGTGAATTTGAAGAGGACTATACTTGATGAGGTGAGGAAAATAGAGAATAAATAACCAATTAAAAATTGAATGATTATGGCGAGAAAAGCTGGTAGAACAAAGCCCATGTCTCCAAAAGCAGGAGTGACTAAAACTAGGAGAAGGTATGGTTGCGGAGGCAAGGTTAAAAAGTAAGAATCTTTATAAGGTGGAACTGTATTTACTAAAGATAATGCCTATGGTAATTGCTTTAGCATATTTGGTAAATACAGTTTCTTCTTATTTTGGAGTTGATATTCCAATACTTGCAAGTATTGCAGGAATGTCTTTAATACCACTAATATTTATGTATATCTCTTCTTATGTATTCAAGTTTTGTGAGTATCATAGGATGTTTCTGCATTATATAGCAGTAAATGATATAATAAACATATATGATTGGTATATTGGGATTAGTGTTACTAACAGAGAATTGTTTGTGTTACACATGAGTATTACAGGCATTTCATTATTTATAATATTATATTTGTATGTTAAAAGTCATAAGAAGCTTACTATTGAAGATAGTAGATGATATTGATGCAGGTAATTCAAATATTACAGAAGGAGAGGCTATAGAAATAGTAGATAACTTAAGGAGATTTACTGATAAAGAGAAGAGATTAAGCAAATATGCAGCCTGCAAATACTTAAATGTCAGTAGGGCAACTTTTGACAACTATGTTAGAGAAGGAAAGTTACCAAGAGGTAAGCATGAAATAGATAACCTAAGGAAATATATAGAACAAAGAATTAAGTTGGTCTAAGAAAGTTCTGGATGACTTTGTCAAGAAGAGTAGAAGTACTCAAGGATTGCGGAGCAATCCAGACTCAAGGATTGCTTAATAGCTTTGGTGGAATTTATTGAAGTAATTAGGAGAAGAAGATATGATAACTCAAAGAAAGACTATAATACCCATATTCAATTATAAGCTTACCATAGTTATATTTGATAGATGGGAAGAGTTGGAAGGAAGTATACCTCAGGATGAAATGGATACAGAAGCAAATGCTATTACCATAAGTGCATATGGAGCATCCTTAGTAGCTGTTAATTCAAGAAGAGGAAGTAGCATAGTCCATGAGGCTGAGCATATAAAGAATCATATATGGCAGTATATAGGATACACCCCTCAGAGAGATAATGATGAGGTGGATGCATACTTGCTGACTTACATATATGATAAGATAACACAAGTATTTTATAAGCATAAAGACAATAAGGAGTAATATAGCAGGAGGTAATTATTACCTCCTTTTTTTTTGTACATATGTTACTAAGTTAAAGCCCTGTATATTAATCTGAGGGTGGCAGAAAGTATAGTGGAGAAAAGTTTGATATACATAAGGCAAAGGAAATTTGTGAAAGGTATAGAGGAGTGATTCAACTCCTACTGATGTGTATGTGGCAATCAACTCACAGTATCATGATTATGTTGAGCTGTTTAAGAGTTGGTTTGGTGACAATGTAGACCAAAAGATAATAGAATCTGCTATTATATTCTGGTTCAAAGATGTGGATTGCAAATCCAGAAATAAGGTAGTAAGTTACTTTAAAGAATACTGATAGGACAAGGGCAAGGTATAATCTTGCCCTTTCTTTTTGCATATATAATAAGTATCTTATTTGTGCTTGCAAAGTAATTTATTTACTATATTGTATGGGTGTAAAATTCTATATAACTTTGCATTGTTTAATTATATCATAATGGGAGATTATGGAAGAAGAATTGATTTTAGACAATATTCTAGGAGCAGAGGAAATAGAGAATCTGTTTGTAGATGATGAAGTACAGGATACTTCGCCTGAAGATGAAGTAACTCCTGACCAAGAGGATGGTAAGGAGGATAAAAAGAATAAAGAGAAAGACGAAGAAACTACTGAGGTTATTGATGTAGATAACTTGTTTACAGATGAGCCAGAGAGCGTAGGTAGTGGAAAGGATAATATAAAAGGAAAGGAAGATACTTCCTCTAGAGAGGACAGCACTTCTCCCCAAAAAACTATCTACTCTTCCATTGCTAAAGCCTTGAAGGAGGAAGGTATCTTTCCAGACCTTGATGATGAAGTCCTCTCTAAAGTTAAAGAGCCTGAAGATTTCAGGGACTTAGTGGAACAGCAAATCAAGGCTGGTCTTGAAGAGAGACAGAAGAGGATTGATGATGCCCTTAATTATGGCATTGAACCCACAGAGATAAAAAGGTATGAGAATACCTTGAACTTCCTTGACAGTGTTAAGGAGGAAAATATCACTGATGAGAGTGATAAAGGTGAAGAGTTGAGAAAGAATCTTATCTTTCAGGACTTCATTAATAGGGGTTACAGCAGGGAAAGAGCTACAAGGGAAGTACAGAAATCCTTTAATGCAGGTACTGACATTGAAGATGCAAAGGAAGCATTGAAGAGTAATACCGAATACTTCAAAGGTAAATATGATGACCTTATTGAGGATGCCAAGTTAGAGGCACAGAAAGAAGAAGAGGATAGAAAAGAACAAGCTAATAAACTAAAGGAGTCTATTCTCAATGAGAAGAATATATTGGGAGACTTGTCAATAGATAAGACGACAAGACAGAAGATATATGACAACATATCCAAGCCTATATATAAAGACCCTGAAACTGGAGAGTATTATACTGCTATCCAGAAGTATGAAAAGGATAACAGAGTAGACTTCCTGAAGTACTTGGGTCTGATTTTTACATTGACTGATGGGTTCAAGAGCCTTGATGGTCTGGTAAAAGGCAAGGTAAAGAAAGAGGTAAAGAATGGCCTGAGGGATTTGGAACATGCTATTAATAACACTGCAAGAAGCTCAGATGGTAATCTGAAGTTTGTCAGTGGAGTAGATGAAGACCCTGAATCATTCATAGGTAAAGGTTGGAAAATAGATGTCTAAACAATTATGCCAAGGATAAAAAGGTTGATACAATGGGAAGGAGACCCTAATCTCCTACCCAACAGAGAAAAAAAAACAAACATAGTGTATAAGGATAAGTCTGCTTCTTACTCTTCACTTATAGAAGTGTGTGAGAACGCAGATAATCCTTCACTTCCATATGTATTTACACTGGGTCCTGCTTATACCCGTAGGGCAATATGTATCAATAGACTTAGTCATATTGATGTTGTCAATACGGAACTTAGTAGTAGTATATTCATAGAAACTTCGACATATTCTAAATATACCTCTAATGATACTGCTATTCCAATTACAAACTCAGATGGAATGTATAATGGTGTTGTTATGCCGGGGATATATCTTGTTACCTCAAGTGCAGGTAACATACCAGTAGCAGTAACACCCATTATTGACAGTAATGACATAAAGAGATTGGCTCAAGATACAACTTCTGCAATAGATACAGAAGTTAGGACTTCAGGTATTAAACTACAGAAGTTTACCCCAACACTTTTGTTTTCTGAACTTACCAATTCAAGGATACTTTGGAACACAAATAATACAAGAGCTTTTGTTTCATATGGGGGCTGCTACATTCCTATATTGCTTTTTGGAAATGGAAAAGACTTGAAGTCTGAAAGATTTAATCCTGAAAACATAAGAAAGGCATTGACTTCCAAAGATGAAGTACTGGTATTGTTTTCATCTGTCAATTATAATGACAATGAATTGACTAAACTAAATGATGGTACTACTTATAAGTTGGATAAGACTTGGGAGGACTTGGGACTTCAGGATTTGTATGAAGAATATTTGAAATCTAAGTAAAGATTATAATTTTAACTAATAAACAATTATTTTATGGCTGGAAAATTAGGTAAGTTTCAGATGGTGAGCTTCCAACATTGGAAGGGTTTAACTAAAGAGAATCACCTAGGTTCTGTTAGCTCCGCAAAGAGCTACAAACCTAATGGTACAACTGCTAGCCTTTTATAGAGGAAAGACACTTGATTCATTCTTGAATCAGTTTCCTGTAAAGGAATTTGAGGATGACAGTGAATATTACTGGGACGTTATTGGCTCTTCAAGAAGGAATATTCCTTTGGTAGAGGCAAGAAAAGAGGATGGAACAAAGGTCGAAGATGATGGTAGCATGATTGGAGAGGGTACTTCTCCTTTCTATCTTGTCTTCCCTGAAGATTGGTTTGCAGATGGTGAGTACATTGTAGGTAATCTAAATGAGTTGTATCAATTCAGAATTTTGGGAGACCCTAGAATGGAAGGTACCAATGCAGTTTATAAGGTGGAACTTGCTGGAGGTAATACAGCAGGAGTTCCTGCTGAGAGACTGCTTGCAGGAGAAAGATTCTCTATTGAGGCTGCATTTGTAGAAAAGGAATTGTCAAGAAAGGTTGGTGATGTAAGATACACAAGCCCTGTTTCTATGAGAAATGAGTGGTCTGTAGTAAGAATCCAACACAAGGTTCCCGGCTCAATGCTAAACAAGAAGTTGGCTGTAGGTATTCCTGTTATCAAAGAGACTGATGGCAGATATACCAAGTCAGTAGCTAAGATGTGGATGCACAATGTAGACTTTGAGGTAGAACAGCAATTCTCTGAGTACAAGAATAATGCTCTTGCATTTGGTAGAAGCAACAGAAATTCCAATGGTGAATATATGAACATTGGTAAGTCTGGTGGTGTAATCAGGACTGGTGCTGGCTTGTTTGAGCAGATGGAGGTTGCTAATACTATGTACTATAATGTATTTAGCTTGAAGCTTCTTGAGGATGCCCTATATGAGCTTTCTGCTTCTAAATTAGACTTTGGTGATAGGTACTTCCTAATCAAGACTGGTGAAAGAGGTGCTATCCAATTCCACAAGGAAGTGTTGAAGACAGTATCAGGTTGGACACAGTTTGTTCTTGATAACAACTCTATTGGTGTTGTTCAAAAGACTCAGTCTCAGTTGCATCAAAATGCTCTAAGTGCAGGTTTCCAATTTGTAGAGTATAGAGCACCTAATGGTGTAAGGGTTAAGATTGATGTAGACCCATTCTATGATGACCCTGTTAGAAATAAGATACCACACCCACAGGGTGGTGTTGCCTTCTCTTACAGATATGATATTATGTACATTGGTACTATGGACCAACCTAATATCTTCAAGTGTAAGATTAAGGGTGATAATGAATATAGAGGTTACCAATGGGGATTAATGGCTGCATAAGCCTTTGCACATTTCTCAGTTCCCATAGCCTGACCTAGAAACAGAAGAGAGGCTAAAAAATAAAACAAGGTTAATTGCTGGAAGTTCCTTAGAGCTTTCACTGCTTTTTAAACTTCAAACATTTAAATATGGAAGTTAAAGAATTATGGAAGTCCCTTGAAGAGTATAAGGGTATTAGAGTAAGCTCAATTGGTAGAATATGGAAAGCTGCCAATAAGAGTAGAAAAGAGAGAATATTAACAGAGTTTCCAAAAGATAGAGATGGTTATTGTAGAGTCTCAGTTCAGAAATTGGATGGAACTTGGACTTCACAACCAGTACATAGATTAGTTGCTAAAGCATTTATCCCTAATCCAGATAATAAGCAAGCAGTTAATCATATAGATGGAAACAGACAAAATAATAGGATTGAAAATCTAGAGTGGGTAACTCCAAAGGAAAACGTAATACATTCTTTTAGATTTGGGTCAAGAAGAGTATGTAAGAAAGTTCCTAAGAAGACGATTCTAACAGATTTTCAAATAAGTCAGATAGATAAACTTAGAGAGACTTATACAGTCAATCAGATTGCTAAACTCTTTAATATAGAATATCAATCTCTTAAAAACATAATTCATAAAAAGAAACAATGTGAAAGATTGGATAATCAGCAGCCAAGCATATATAATAGCATATATGAAGGTTCAGAGACTATCCCAGATGGGAGTAAGCATTAAGTAATGCTGAAATGCCTTGCTCATCTAAATAGATGATGAAGATATAGTCCGAACTTTAGTGAAAGCTAAAGATATTACATGGACACGATGTAATAGTAACATAAAAATGTGAGAAATCCATTTACAGGACAGATAGGCAATCCTTACATGTCATTTGATGAGGATGCTGCTGTAATACACAGAATGGCTACTCTTGGTATCTGTGTTCTTGACCCAACAAGAACTATGTCATTAATTCCTGCTATTTTGCAAGGATAAACTATAAAGGGGAGTAGGGGTAACTCCTGCTTCCCTTAATTTATTTTTATTTCTATTAAATAAGGAGAAGATATGTCAAAGGAAAAGGAAGAAGTAGATTATGGTACACTTGGTTTTGAAGTAGATGATACAGCACTGCCATTGAAGGAAGTGCCAAAAGAAGAGGAAAAACCTGCAAGGAGAAAACCAAAAGCCTCACAGGAAGTGAGAAATATAGAAGAGAATGGTGATGAGCAGTTGATAAGCTGTTTAAGAAATGAGAGAGTAATTGTCAGATTCATTCCCAAACTAGGAGGAATATGGGGGACTAACCCTAAACATCTTCTTGCTGGAGGTATGGCAGAAGGGTCTGTTAGAGTATTTGTAGTACCTAGACTGTCATCAGGCATGTATGTCAATGTACTTACAGACAAGGAAAAGGCATTCTTGGAAGATGCAATGGGCTTGGAATACAATGCCCTAAGTATCTATAAGAAGGTAGATAACTTCTGGGATGATTCTAATGAGAGTGGAATAAATAAGGTAAGGCTGACAAAGCAGGACAATTATCTTAACCTATCCAATCCAGAAGATTATATAAGATATAAAATACTCTTGGCTAATAAGGACTTTATTGCACCATCATTGCAGGCTTTGCAAGATAGACCTAAGGCTTCATATCAGTTTGTCATCATCTCTGAGAATGATGAGACAAAGACTGCTCAGGATAATATGAGCACTACAATGAAGTGTTATAAGGAGTTTGGAAAGATTGAGAGTGATGTGGATACTTTGAGAGTTATCATAGAGACTGTTGATGGAAGACCTACATCTCAAAATGCTAAACTAGAGTTCTTGCAAACTAAGGCTAATGAGCTTATTCAATCCAATAACAAGCTCTTCCTGAAGGTTATCACTGACCCAATGTTACCTACTAAGGTATTCATCAAGAAGAGTATAGAAGCAGGATTAATTTCAAATAGAGGAGGTTTCCTATACTTGAGAAGTGACAATACTCCACTATGTGAGGCTAATGAGGAACCTACATTGAATACAGCAGCCAAGTACCTGAACTCTCCAAAACATCAGGAAATCAAGTTTTCCTTGGAGGCCAAGTTAAAATAAAGAAGAATATAAGATTATGACACTACAGGAGTTTTCAGATGAATTTGATGTTCTCTACAATAACATATCCAGTAACCAAGCTCCGGGCCTTAATGAGTATGAAAAGTCTGTGTTTCTCACAAAAGCTCAGAATGAGATAGTAAAGAACTACTTTACTTCTACCCAAGGAGGTAACAAGTACCAGCAAGGGTTTGATGATTCTGCCAAAAGACAAATAGATTTCTCTACTCTTCTAGTGCAAGAAGCCTGTCCCTTGATAAAGGTGGATTCCAAGAGGGGAACTGATATTTTGGAGGGTGTCACAATCCCCGGAAATATCTATGGCAGTGCTCCTGAAGCTGTATTATTCAATGCCCCTAGCTTTATTGACAAAATACTGTTAGTGGTATCAGAAAGGATAATCATTAAGGATACAGATAATAATGTAGATAAGTATTATCAGGTAGTGCCTATAAAATTAGATAGTTTGCTTAATAACCTGAGCAAGCCCTATGGAAGACCTTTAAAGAGGCAAGTGTGGAGAGTTATAGAGACTTTTGGAGACCCTAAAGGGTCTGGAGACCAGACTGTAATTCCTACAAAGTACAATGGGTTTAGGTTTATATTGCATGATGCAGATGAACAATTCCTAGGAGAATCTGGAGGTGAAAGTCCAGAGGATACCAAGGCCATTTACTTTATCACATACCTAATCAAGCCTAAGCCAATAGTATTGGAGGACTTGGTTGGTGTATCAGTAGATGGAGAATCACAGCAATCTCCATGTGTCTTGAATAGTGAACTACATCCTGAAATTCTTCAAAGGGCAGTAGAGTTAGCTAAATCTGCTTATATGGGAGATTTGAAAAGTAGTGTTGAACTGGGACAAAGAAGTGAATAATGACAACTGAGGAATTTTCTAATGAATTTGATGTTCTATTGAATAGTTACTCTTCAGGTGGAGTTGAGTTCAACGAGTATGAGAAATCAATCTTTCTTACAAAAGCCCAAGAAGACCTGTTAGTGGAATTATACAATGGTAAGAATCCATTCAGGGAATCATTTGAAGAGACTGAGGAAATAAGGAGATACCTGAGCAACTTGGTAAAGACTTATACTACTACTGAAAAAATAGCAGACATTACTGGAATATCTGATAAGTCTGTATTCTTCAAGTTACCTAGTGACTTGTGGTTTATAGTTTATGAATCAGTTGAACTGAGGGATGATAAGCTAGGCTGTAAGGATGGTAACCAAGTACTTGTGGTACCCACTACCTTGGATGACTACTACAATACATATAACAATCCATTCAGGGGTCCGGGATATAGAAGAGTCCTAAGACTTGACATTGATAACGGGATTGCAGAAATAGTATCAAAGTATAATATAAGCAGGTACTTAGTCAGGTACCTATCTAAACCCAATCCAATCATATTGGTAGCATTGCCTGCCCATCTAAACATAAATGGAGAAAGCAAGATAACAGAGTGTGATTTACATCCTGCATTGCATAGGGTAATACTTGATAGGGCAGTAGGACTTGCAATAGCAAGCAAGGGTTTGGATACAAACAGAACAAAATAAACTATTGTGTAATTTAATATTAAATTAAAATGGCAACATTTAGTACAAATCAGGTAAGGCAATTTTATGTAGCAACTGCATTTAAGACTCCCCATGTAATTGAGTCTGACACTGCTGGTGCTATTGCAGTATCAAATGATACTGAAAAGAAACACCTGTATTTTGAATATAAGGGAGCTGATAACAGAATGAGAAGTGACCTTATAGATATAGAAAACATTCTCTATGCAAAGGCAACTAGTGCTAATAGCATGGCTTACAAGATGAAGTCAGCTACCATAGCATTGGATTCAAGTGTTAATGGTGGTGCCCCAGTTGCAGGTCAGGATTATATCCTAAGAATTGCATTTAAACAGTATGTGGGCATGTCTGATGAGGACCAATACTTCAAATATGGCATGGTTCATGCTTATTCTGGCATGACTGCTGATGTGTTCTACAAGACTCTTGCTCAATCTATTGCTAAGAACTTTAGCAGGGAAATAGTTCCCTTGATTAAGATTGAGGTACATAGTGCTGCAGCCAAGAGCAAGGGAGGATTTGATGCAAATGGTTATATGACAGTAACTCCTTCTACTAAGGATAATGGCAAGAGTGATAGTACTAACCCATACTATGATGGTACTTCAGCAATTGTAGCTGACATTGACAGCATCAGAATTACTGAGGTAGAACAGCCTTGGAGATTGGGTGTTATGTCTCAGACACCAGTATATTTCACTGTACAGCCAGTTGAAATAATTGTAGATGGAGATGAGAGAGTTTGGGGTACTGTAGAGATGGGTACCAATGGTACAATAGGTAATGGTAAGGTTATTGCAGATTTAGAGTACTTCTGTATGGGTGAAAGAGGAGACATCTACAGAGGCATTGGCTGGCCTAACAACATTCCTACCACTTATCTGATAGACCCAAGTAAGACATATAATGTACTTGATATACACTATGCCTATGTAGGCAGCAATGAGTCAGTACAAAAGTCTGAAAAGACAATAACTATTGCTTGTGCAGATAAAGCAGTTCTCAATCAGATAATCGATGCAGTGGAAACTGCTACAGGACTTACTATTGCAGACATCTCCTAAAAGCGAGATACAAATAAGGAGACTTTTATAGTCTCCTTTTTTTTTATTTACCTAATTTGTGTAATATGATAAGATTTGCTACATTAAAAGTCTCAGGAGAATGCAGGCAGTTGGTAATTGATGCTTCTATAGAAGCATACTCCTTCTATGATGATGTCTATATTGACTCAGTAGTCATAGATACTCAGGATACCTTCATGACCTCTGGGCCATCATCAAGCAGTGTGTATACAAAAAGCATTGATGGTAATTCCAAGCATGTGACATTAATCCTAGACAAGACAGATTTCAATGCAGCAGTAGATTTTGGTAAGGACTTATTCTTTGTCTATATTACTGTCAAAGGTACAATGGCACCTGATACTCCATGTGGATATGACAGATATTATGATTTAGGAATAGCTGTCAATATGCATAACCTTTATAAGTCACTGATGGGTGGCATCAGACAGGTAGAGGAGACTTGCAATATTCCCAAGCAGCTTATAGACAAATACCTTCAACTGAAGGCTTTTACTACTTCCTTAAAGACAGGGAACTATACTTTGGCAATAAAGTATTGGAACAAGTTCTTTAGGAACTGTGTGATAACAGATGATACAAGTACTAAATGTGAGTGCTCATTATGGATAACTTAAGTAATGTATTGGAAAGGGCATTAGCTACATACTTCAATGTACTTTCAAGTACAGGATATGTGTGTTATAATGATGTCAATAAGTTACTGCTTTTGTCCTTGATAGAAGAGCTTACTAGTGGCCCAATGTCTGCCTTTATAGATGATAAGGACTACAATAGCATGAATAATGCCCTATATTGTATATTTGGTACTTCATGCCTAATACCATATCCTCCTACTGAGGAAAGCTCTGCTGTGTATGGTGAAGAGGAATCTATCAGAATATCTGAGGATGACATGATAAGATTCACACAAGATAACAAACCTAGAACTCCTGCTATATAAGTTATATATTTGCTTACTGCAAAAGATTCAATTAAAACTATTGCAATATTGATTATAAATATCTATATTTGCAATAGTTTTTTATTTATTAATAAGCATGCATATATAGTTATGACATACAGAGAATTAGTTTATTTATGTCTGGATGAGGTAAAGAGTATATCAGATGACTCTACTTTCAATGAGAATCATATTATACTTTTGGCAGATAAGTATAGGGCATTCCTTATAAAGCAAAGATATTCTGATGTCAAGAAGCCTATACCTGAAAGCAACTATCAGACTATATGTCTGGATTTGACCAAATCAGTATCTCCTTCTGGTCCATGTGGCAGAACCTATCTTATGAGTAAGGAAGAGGTACCTAATATATTAAGTGTCAGTAATACCAGAGTATATCCTATTGATTTCTATCAGGATAGTATAACCTTCATAAGCAGGGATAGGATGAGATATGTAGGATATGACAAATATCTACAGAACATAATATATTGCTCTCTTGCTCCGGATAACCACTTGTATTTAATCTCTATGAATCCCCAATTCCTTTATCTCTCCAAGATAAAGGTAACTGCTATATTTGAAGATGCCAGCATAGCCTCTGAATTGGAATGTGGAGACAATAAGGAGTGTGATGTGCTTGATAGGAAATTTCCTATTGAGGAGAGCCTTGTTACTCCCCTTGTAAGTCTTATAGTAGGAGAGGTGCTGGGTGCTAAATACAGACCTGATGATAATAAGAACAATGCTAAGGATGATTCATCTGATGTTTCAATAAAGCAGTAACCTATGAGTGATTGTCAGGAAGAGTATAAGAAATGGAAGGAGTTTAGGACATCAGTGTGCCACTTGAATGAACATAGAACACATAAGGTATCAGGTTCCTTGGGTGTGTACGATGCCTACAAGTATATAAGGAAAAACAAGTGGTTTGACATAGGCAGGCCATTGACTGAGCATGAGTTTTACAGCATTATAAGAAGAGTCAACAACTATCTGGCTGAAGAGCTGCTTAAAGGACATGATATTAGTCTTCCTCATAGGATGGGAAGACTGGAGCTGAGAAAATATGATGCCAAAATCTACCTTAAAGATAATAAGGTTGTCACCAACTTGCCAATAGATTGGGATAAGACATTAAGGTTATGGTATGAAGACAAGGAATCTTATGATAATAGGACTTTAGTTAGAATGGAGGAGAAAGAGGTATTTAAAATCCATTATAATAGAAGTAAGGCAGACTATAATAACCAAACCTTTTATGAGTTCAATCCCAATAGAGAATTAAGGAAAGAATTGAAGAAGAGGATAAAAGATGGCAAGATTGATGCCTTCAAGTGTTAAACTAAAGGATTGTAGAAATTTAATTGAGATGGATAAATGATTAATAATATTCAATATACTAACATCAGACAGATACTGGATAGACTGAAAAGGCATCCTCTATTGCAGAACCTTACACTTGAACAAGTGGTATCCCACCTAGTTACATTTATTGGGATATTTGGAATGCCAGAGTTATATTTAAATAAGGAGAGTGTACTGCATATAGAAGAGTTTAGGGCCATATTGCCCTGTGACCTTGTATCCATAAATCAGGTGAAGGAGTGTAAGACTGGGATATGTTTAAGGAGTATGACAGATAATTTCATGCCTAGAGAACATCGTGATAAGTATGAAGGACATAAAAGACCGCAAGAGTTTGCCTTTAAGACACAAGGCAGAGTAATATATACTTCCTTCAAGTCAGGAGATATAATAGTCTCATATAAGTCTGTTCCAATAGATGAGGATGGGTTTCCATTGCTCATAGACAATCCTGTGTTTATGAGAACACTTGAGCTATATATTAAGATGGAAGAGTTCACTACTTTGTTTGATATGGGAAAGATTTCTCCTGCTGTATTATATAACACCCAACAACAATATGCTTGGTTAGCAGGACAATTACAGAGTGAATTTACTATACCATCACAATCTGAAATGGAATCAATAAGCAGAATGTGGAATACTCTTATTCAAAGGACAAGTGAGTTTGATAATGGATTCTCTTCTCTTGGCAATAAAGAGTATATAAAATTGCAATAGTATGATAAAGAAATCTACATGGCAGATAAAGGGTATGCAGAGGGACTTGTCTGTAAGCAAATTCTCTTCTGAGTATGCTTATGAGAACAAGAATATAAGGATAATGTCTACTGATGATAATACCCTGCTCAGCATAGTAAATGAGAAGGGTACTAAAGAGGTATCAAACATAGAAGGTATAGACTCTATAAAGGGATTACCTATAGGACAAGCTACAATTAATGGTTATCTAGTACTGTTCACTACAGACCAAGACAATGGAAAAGATTACATATATAAGATATGGTTTGACAAGGACAGCTTGCATGGAGTAATATTATATGATAGTAACAAAGGCAATCTTAACTTTAATCCTCTCTATCCTATAGAGACATTGTCATTCTATGAAGATGATAACATACAGAAAGTATATTGGACTGATGGATTAAACCAGCCCAGAGTTATCAATATTACTTCTATAGAAGATTACACACCCAATTCTTTTGACTTTGTTATGAGTTTGAATCCCGGTTCAACTGTTAACATAACCAATATAGAAAAAGGGTATAGTGGGATATTCCCGTCAGGGGTAATACAATATTGTGTTACAGTCTACACCAAGAATGCTCAGGAGTCCAATATACTGGCTATATCTCCTCTATATTACATAACAAAGTATGATAATGGAGGTAGTCCTGAGGATTCTTTATCTGTGAGTTTTAATGTAACAGTGTCTGTTAAAGATGTTGCATGTGAGTATGTCAGATTATATTCAATACTGAGAACTACACAAGATTCAACTCCCATTGTCAAAAGAGTTCAAGATATAAAGTTATCTTCCTCTACTCAAACAATCAGTTTTACAGATACTGGTAATATTGGAGAGAGTATTGACCATACTGAATTATTATACTTGGGAGGAGAAGACATATCTTGTGGTACAATGTGCCAAAAGGACAATACATTATTCTTAGGAAATATCAATGTTAATAGAATTGAGCCTGATAGCTCTATTAGAGAGTACTTCAGAGGATTAAATGTAAACCTCAATACAGTTACCACAATTAATTTGGGAACACCTTCTGGATATTATCAACATGAGTTTCAGTTGAATAACAACTCTAGCACTATTAAGATATTTAAATATTTGGAGTGGTACAGATTTGGCATACAGTTTAAGCATAAGTCAGGCAGGTGGTCTTCTCCAGTATTCATAAAAGACGCTCAGATTACCAAAACACCCGGTACTAATGACTTATATGGTAGTTTTGGTGTTTCAAATCTGGTATTCTATAAGTGCATACCTGAGGTATCATTCAATGATGATACCATAATTGGTAAACTAAAGGATTTAGGATATATTGGATTCAGGCCTATAATAGTATATCCCTCTATAGGGGATAGAGAAGTAATATGCCAAGGAGTTTTATGTCCCACTGTTTATAATGTTGGTGACAGATTCAGTAATTCCCCATTTGTACAGTCTTCTTGGTTCTCAAGACCCAACATTCCCTTTGATGTGATAAGGTCAGAGTCTGGGGATGCAGGCTTGCCAGATGTGTCACCTATATTTGACGTTCCTGAAAAGGCATTATATAGTGACCAAACCTTGTCAAGATATGGTATAATAAATAATGATAAGCAGTTTTATTCTCCTAATGAGCCAGTTAAAATAAATATTTCCTTGGTTGATGCAGGTACTTGGGCTGAGTGTAGGCATAGTAGTCCTATACCAGGAAACACTCATAGGAATGCGGAGATACAGAATATATCCTACCCTCCTGCCACTCCACGCCTTGCAGGAGGAAACCATTTGCTGACAGATTTCAGTGAATATGTGGAGAAGCATAAACATGAGTTTTTTGTAGACCAATCAATAGTTACTCTTCATTCCCCAGATATTGAATTTAACAGTGAAGTTGAGAATTATGATATTTCCAAGTGTAAGCTGAGGATAATAGGTGCAACTTTGGTAACCGCCAGTGTAGGGGATATTGACATTGTAACTTCTACCACAGGAACTACCATGGTTGGCGCAGGTGATGAGAAGTTCCCACCAACAGGGTTTTACAAAGAGTCTTGTGGTAGTGTCAACATATCCCCTTGGGCATTCAGAAGCCAATTGGCTAATATCAACTGGATAGATAATATTCAAAGAGACTTTGGTGATGTTATGCCCTCACAATATAGAAGGATGCAGGTAGGCTTTGCCACATATCCTTGGCATAGGAGTGGAGGTCTTGATGGTACAGGCTGGGCAAATGAGAAGGGATATAGACCTGCCAAGTTACAGTATAAGAGGCTATCCAATTTGAAATTCTCTGCCACTAACCTGTACCTTAGCAGTACTAGTACATGGGATTCAGGGGAACTTGCAGATGCACAGATTTTTAATTCAAACGAGGTTACTCCACTCAAATTGAAAGCTCAGGAGCATTCTGGAAAAGGCACTTTAGTGTACTATGGAAATGTAGATAAGATTACTTCAAATACTGAATATTCAGGTAGTGATTATTACCAGATTGTAACATCTTCCACCTATAATCAGAATGATACCTCATATACTAACCACGACATATATGTTGGTGACTTTACACCTACCATACCTTTCACTGATAACTCAATAAATAAGGCATATGACCCTGTACACATAAAGTACAAGTCTACCCCTCATGCTGTTATTGTACTTGAAGACAAGTACAACTTGGGTAAGTACTCATATAAGGTTTTGCCTACTATCATAGATGGTAATGATTATGGAGAGCCTACATCTAGTAGTTGGCCTGTAAACCGTGTTGCAATAACTCATGATGGTGCCCCTAACTTCTGGGATACTTTGGAAGTATACAACTCTGTGTCTCAGGATGTTATAGGAGACTTTGTAGGTACTGGTCCTAATAAGACAGTTAAAAGTATCCAATATGGCTGGTGGTGGTTAGCAGAATTATACAGAAGTGATGTCACTAATAGGTTTGGAGGAGAGTCTGATGATGCTATACAGAGTAATCAATGGTTACCATGTGGAGAAACTACCTATTTCTATGATGATGACTCCAGCCATACTTATCTTGTAAAGTACTTGGAAGGAGACACATACTTCCAAAGATATGACCATTTAAAGACTTATCCATTTACTTTGAAAGATGAAAACTCGGTGACTGAGATAATGTCATTTATGTGTGAGACAAGGGTAAATCTAGATGGCAGGTATGACAATGATAGAGGCAATACTTCTAATCTATATATAACCCCTGAGGACTTTAACAAGCTAAATCAAGTATACAATCAAAAGGATAACTTCTTTACCTATAAGGTAAGTACTGATGATACTTCAGTATTGAACAAATTTCCTAATGTGGTTACTTGGACTAAGACTAAGACTGCTGGAGAACTTATTGATACTTGGACCAATATCACTCTTGCATCCACTCTTGATTTTGATGGTGATAAGGGTAGTATAACAGCTCTGAGAATGCATAATAATAATATCCTTGCTTTTCAAGATAAAGGCATTAGTCAGATATTGTATAATGAGAATGTGCAGATTTCTCCCACTAATGGAGTGCCTATTGAAATTGCCAACAGTGGAAAAGTTACTGGTAAGAGGTACTTATCTGATAGTATAGGATGTTCTAATAAGTGGTCTATATGCAGGACACCTAATGGTACCTATTTTATAGATGATATTACCAAAGGTATCTTCCTACTTAACAACCAGTTGGATAACATCTCTGATAGGCTTGGATTCCATTCATGGATTAACAGTAGGTCAACTGGAATAAATGTATGGAATCCTAAAGACTTTAGTGGATTTGTAACATACTATGATAAGGTAAATGGAGATGTATTCTTTATAAGCAAGGATGAGTGCTTGGCATTTTCAGAACCATTAGGCCAGTTCTCTTCATTCTACAGCTATGAGAATGTACCATACTTCTCCAATATACTAGATAGGGGACTGTGGGTAAAGGATGGAAAGCTATGGCTGCACAATGAAGGTGATTATAATACCTTCTTTAACAACTACCAGCCTTTCTATACTACTGTCATATCCAATCCTGATATGACCCAAGATAAGATATTCAATACTCTTGAGTTCAGGGCAGACAGTTGGAATAGTGAAGGTAAGTTATTGGATACAACCTATGACACTCTTAGTGTTTGGAATGAATACCAAAGTGGTGAATCCAAGCTTACTCATGTACTTGGAAGACCTTCAAGTCTTAAGAAGAAGTTCAGGATATGGAGGGCTAATATACCAAGAGATAAATCAAACAATAAAGACAGGATGAGAAATCCTTGGTTATATCTTAAGCTGTCTATGGAATCTGAAAACACAAATAAGACCATATTGCATGATATGGTAGTGCACTACTTTGAATAACTCAATAGAGATAGCCTAAAGGGAAGGTAAGTAATAAACTTATCTTCCCTTTACTTTTTAAATAATATTCTTGTATAATTCTGATACTTTACTTATCTTTGCAAATAAATTATTATAACATGGTTAATAGAAAAGTTATAAGGAAACACAATAGTCCTGTTACTACTGGTATCATTAATAGATATGATGATGGTGGTAGTATATGGGACATTAGCAAGCTTTTTACCAAAGAAAACTTAGGTAAACTAGGTCTTGGATTATTAGGCCCTGCTGGTAATGCAGCAAATGGTTTAATAAGTAATGGACTAAGTTCAGGAGCAGGCAATGCAGTCAATAAAGTAGGAAGTACTGTAGGCTCTGCTATTAGCACAGTCAACCCTTTATTAGGAGGCATTGTGTCTGCTGGTACTGGGTTGATAGGTGGTATAACCAATGCATTATTCGGTTCAAAGATTAATGAGGAAAATGTCAATAATGTCAGAAACTCCAATAATGCCCTGAGTACAGTTAAAGTTGATAGCAGTAGCAATGACTCTATACTTAATCAATGGTCTAATCAGGACTTTGGAGCAGACTTCTCCCAATCAGATATTGGGAAAGATGGATTGTTCAGTGACAAGGCAGAAGATTTATATAATGAGTTGAAGAAGGAACAGGAGATAGCCAGAGGCAGAGCACTGCTAAGTTATGATAATGCAATAGAAAGTGCTGATAAGATGAATGATTTAAGAGCTATGTCCAATTACATGGCAAAGGGAGGTAAGATTCATATCAAGCCTGAGAACAGAGGCAAGTTTACTGCCCTTAAAAAGAGGACTGGAAAGTCAGCATCTTGGTTCAAGGAGCATGGTACTCCTGCACAAAAGAAGATGGCTACCTTTGCCTTGAATGCTAGAAAGTGGAAACATGATGATGGAGGATGGATAGATGAAGAGTTTACTTTGCCTTACAGTGCCTATATAGCAGACAGGGTAAATAACATGGGACTTAATAACTCTCAAAAGGCTGCTGTATACAGTTCAATATATGGGGAATCAAGGTTCAATCCCTATGCCTATAATCCCAGAGGTGGTGGAAAGGGAGCACATGGAATCATGCAATGGAGAGGTGCCAGAATACCTGAAAGCTCTTATCTGCCTAGCCAAATGGACTACTTGGAAAATACACTTAATAGTGTAGATAGGATGAATTGGTTGAGTAGAAAAAGTCTGAACAACTTCGAGAAATCCAATACTCCTGAGGCCTCCTCTTCTGCATTTGAAAGAGGATATGTCAGGGGAGAGGAATTCTCTAGAACCTCTAAAAGAAAGAAGGCGAGGTCTGTATATGACAAGATGCACACTCCCAACCTGTCTGACTTATCAGATTATAATATGAGAACTATTACCAAACCTAATATACAAATACCTTTTAATCCATTTGGAGATGGTGGCCTCATGGGTACTCATGGAGCAGATTTTACCAATGGTGTCACTGTTATAAATAATGGAGGATACCATGAAGAGAATCCACATGAAGGAGTACAGATTGGGGTTGATTATAATGGAATACCTAATCTTGTGGAAGAAGGAGAGGTGATTTATAATGATTATGTATTTAGTAACAGGATTAAAGTACCTGATTCAGTGAAGCAGAAGTATAAATTGAAGGGTGGCAAAGGTCTGACATTTGCAGATGCTGCCAAAAAGATTCAAAAGGAGTCTGAGGAAAGGCCCAATGACCCAATAAGCAAGAGGGGGTTGGAAGATGGCCTCATAAAATTAATGCAAGAGCAAGAGGCTCTTAGGGAGCAAGAGCAATATGGACTTGAAGGAGTACAATATGCAGAAGGAGGTCTTATACCTGATGATTACACATATACTCCGGTATTTGGTTCTTGGAAATCAGGAGAGATGCCAGAGATTACAGCTACAGCAAAGAGACCCAGCATGATTAAATATGTGGATTATGACATACCTTCTACCATAGAGTCTGTAGGTATTGATGGTCTTTATGCAGGATTTAGTGGCCTGTCTCCTATGGAAATATCAGGTATTGGTAAAGTAGGATATGATATACCTTCTAATGTGGAAGGTACAACTCCTGCTAAGGTTAGGGTACCCAAAAGAAAAGGTAATACAGACAGAAGGGGATTTGATACTACTTGGCTAAGATATGCACCTGTAGTAGGTTCTGCAATAGGATTGGGTCAAAGTATATTCAGCAGACCTGACTATACAGGACCTGATGCAATCATAGAGGCTGCAAACAAAGTAGGTAATTACACTCCTGCAAGCTATAAGCCAATAGGGAATTACCTGCAATATAAACCACTTGACAGGAACTTTTATATAAATAAGCTTAGTGCACAGGCTGGTGCAGCAAGAAGAGCTATCATGAACTCTTCAAGTCCTTCAAGGAATGCTGCACTGCTTGCAGCAGACTATAATGCACAAGGAAAGTTGGGAGACTTAGCAAGACAGGCTGAGGAGTACAACTTGGCACAGAGACAAATGGTAGAGCAGTTTAATAGGGGAACCAATCAAGCAAACTCTGAAATGGGACTTAAAGCTGCAATGGCTAACCAAGAGGCTGCACTAAAGGCAGGAAGTACAAGGCTAAGTGGTATTACACAAGCTATGGCAATGAGAGATGCAATAGATGCAAGAAGAGGTGCAAGTATGAGTGCTAACCTGACTAATCTGTTTGACTCACTGGGTAATATAGGAATAGATGCTTATAACAGGTCTGACAGGGATATGCTAATCAACTCAGGAGTATTCGGTACTCTAAGCCAGAAACCTAAGGAATGGAGTAAAGAAGAGTGGGAAGATTACAAGATGTCTGTAGCAGGAGGCAAGTATTCTAAAGGAGGAAAATTAAAGAAGAGAAGAGGAGGTCTCACTTACTAATATGGCAAATTATAGTTTGGTTGTAAATAGCAAGTTCCAGCCTTTCTCTTTTGACAGGTACTTGCAACCATATCAAATATATGGTCAGAGTTATAAAGAAATTGAGGAACAATATACTGACTTGTCTGCAAAGGCAGGTATATGGGATGGTTTAGCCAATGAGCAGACTGACCCATATACCTATAAGATGTACAAGACCTATGCAAATGATTTGGAGAATCAAGCCAGTCAGCTTGCAAGTGAAGGACTTAATGCTGTAAGT